ATGATCCGGTCCGCTGAGGTCGTGAATGCTGAGATCCGCCGTCTGTGGGTGGGCGGGGTGCTGGAGCCTGGGGACCGTGAGCGGTATCTGGCGCTCGTGGTGGAGTGGGCTGCCGCAGTGCGCGCCGAGCAGGAGCTGGCCGCCTAGGATCTGCGGGTGGCTATCGAACCCCCTGACGAACTCATCCAGCTCCAGCACGCTTCGGATGCGGCGCATGCCGCGGTCCGCGCCGATCCGACCCCGGAGGCGTGGGCAGCGTGGCGGGACCGGGCCGGTGAGGTGCAGGCTGCGGTGACGGCCCACGCCCTCGAGATCGGCAAGCCGCGCAATGAGGTGGAGGCGGCGGTGAAGAAGGCGGCAAGGCATCCGGCCGGGTCCTGACCGGAGTCCGCCCCGCTGATTGCTGCCCACGAAGAGCCGGCAGGTCGGTAACCTCGGAGCCGAACGTGTCGTTAGAAGAGCGGTCTGGACGGACGCATTTCGGCGGACGGCCACATAGCCCTTGTGTCAGGGGAAGTCCACCGGCCCGATCGACAGTCGACCGGGCCTTCCCCTGGAGGGTCGATGGTCAGCGAGGCTCAAGTCACGCCTGCGCACGTGCAGTACATCGTGGAACGGAGTCACACCGGCAGTCACTATCAGCTAGTTCGGTACGCCGACGGCTCTCTGGACTACCTCGCCAGCGGTGAATGGCCAGACCGGCGGCCGTACCGGCTCGTCTGGAGCGGCGACTTGTCCGACCTTGGTGATGGCTGGGAGTACACGAAGGCAGGGCAACTGACTGCCGCTGACGCCGAAATTGCGGCAGACCTTCTGAACGACAGCGAATTCTGACGGGTCATTGTCGTCCGCCCCGCCGGTCGCTGTCCCCGAGGGGTCCGGTGGGGCGGATCGAGCAGTGAGGCAGCCCGCCTCAGCCCGTGAATGGGATACGAACAGGCTAGCGGCGGACACTGACAACGGGCCGGTACGCTGGCGCGACGATGCCCCGCCCACTGATCCTGGGCGGGGCATCATTGTTCGCGTCGTGCCCGGCGGCGCGGACACCGGCATCGGCGCCGACAGCGGGGAGCTACGCCTTCGGCTTCCGCAGCTTTCGGGCCGTCGCCAGCAGGGCGATCACAGGCCATGCCGCGAGAGCCACGAGCCAGACGAGGGCAACGCCCAGCGCGATAGCCGCGGGTGCGGTCTCGGCGGCCAGTTCCGCGTCTCGGTCCTTCCGGAAGAGCCGGTCCAGTGCGGCCTTCGGGCCTTTCTGTACGGCGGTGAGGTAGGCGGTCCCGGCGAAGCCGTAGGCGAGGAGGGCCAGGAGGATGGCGGTGGTGGTCATGGTCGCCTCAGAGCTCGATCTCGTTGACGGTGTCCTGGAGGTCGCCGAGGATGCTGCGGATCTCGCTGTCGGTCGGGTCGTCGCCGATCCGGTCGGTGATCTCGTCGCGGGTGGCGATGCGCCAGTGGTGTGCGACGTAGGCGCCGGCCCAGTCGTCGATGTGGGCGGGGCCGTCCTCGGTGTTGATGTACAGGACGGGCTGTTCGCTGCCGGAGTCGAGGAGCTTGCGGACGTCGGAGACGGTGATGCGCAACCTTGCCGCGGCTTCTTCTCGCTGGATGGCGTCGTCGACTGCCTGCCGGATCCAGGCGGCGCGGGTGGTGTCGGTTTCACGGGCCAGCTCGTCAACCTTGGCGAGCTGCTCAGTGGGGAAGTTGATCGAGACCTTGGGGCCGATGTTGGGTCGGCCGCCCTTGTCGGTGTCGTCCATGCCTACTCCCTGCTCGGTTTTGGGTACCCATAACATAGCACCTTTCGAGAGTTGCGGGTATCCAAAACCTAGGCCAAGTAGAATCGAACTCATGTCCGATGCTCCAGCCTCCCGTCTCGCCCAGCTCCGCTTCCTGGAGCGGGTCCAGCAGCGAGACCTAGATCGGACCCGCGGCTGGATCGCCGCCGAGGAACGCCGCCTGGCCGTTGAGAAGGCCCGCGCACCCGCTCCCCCGCCGCCGGACTGGGTGATCGAGCACAGCATTGGCGCGGGCAGTCGGCCGGTCCGGGTGCACGTGGGCGGCTGCTGGGATGCGACGAAGCGCTGCCACCCCGCCGCAGAGGAAGAGGCGCGCTGGGCGCTCGCCAGCGGGGTCGAGGCGTGCCCGCACTGCCGGCCCGATACGGCGCTCGGCGTGCTGGACTGACCGGGGCCGCGCAGTCTGGACGTATGGAGCACACGCCGATCCTCGTGCACCGCATCAGCCCGTCCAGCGGTCGGCGGGTTGTGATCCGGATTCGTGGCGTCGACACCGTCCTCGGCGTCGCCTACTCCGACGCGGACCTGATCGAGTTCCTGCGGCGTATCGGCATCCCCGACCCGGAGGAGCTGGTCCTCGGCGACTCGGAGGTCATCGCCTGGCAAGGCGGCCGGCCGCACGAATACGGCGAGACGGGAAGCGCCTGAGCGCGCGGCGACCCTCCCGTGGGGAGGTCGGGAGGGGCGCCGGCCCGGGATGGTCCGGTGGATGCACCGTAAACCCGCAGGTGGGTGCAACGGTAGGCATATGGCAGGGGAAGTTCCGGAAACGAGAAGAGCCCCCATCCGAAGATGGGGGCTCTGTTGGTCGTCGCGATCGACCGGCGAGACCGGAGTCGAACCGGCGCATACACCCGAGGGGTGCCACTTGCCTTGCGGCGGGCCTCGATCCCTACTCCTGGGGCAGCTCTGGCCGCTGAGCTACTCGCAGGGCCAGTGTGGCACGGAGCACCACGAACGCGAAGAGCCCCCGCCCGAAAGGCGGGGGCTCGGCCGCCGGAGTCTCAGCGCCTCGCGATAGGACTTACACCTGAGCGGCCCCCTACCAGGCGCTGCGCCAGAGCAGCTGCACGGCCTTCCGGCCAGTGTGGCACGCGGCACCGACAACGGGTGGGCGGTCAGGCAGGCAGGTTGGGATCGCCGACGCGGGCCAGATGGTCCGCCAGCTGCTCGATGACCCCGCGGTGCGCGCGGTCGCCCGGGCTGGGCGTCCGGATCCCGCGTCGGCTCGACGTGAGCCTGGCGCCGTACAGCACGGCCTCTTCCTCGCACCAGGCGCTCATCTCACGGCAGACCGCATCGGCCACCTCCTCGCGGGTTGCGCCCGCACCGGCGGCTCGCGCAGCAGCGTGCAGGCGCCGCGTCAGATCTCCTTGCATGAATTCTCCTCGAGGGGTTCTATGCGACAGGGTGGAAGTTGTTCGGTCCGGCGCCAGGCAACCGAACCGAACAGCTTCAGACGGTTTGCCATATCGCCTGGAGGTCGTGCAGCACTTGGGGCCAGGCGTAGCCATCCGGTAGAGAGATGAGCCCGGCTCCAACGAGCGAGATGGTGATGGCGCGGGCTGATGGGATCCCGCAGCCGTACCAAGTGCTGTAGTTCGGATAGGGGGTGCTCGGTAGCGCTTGAGCCGCGCGGGCAACCACGTGATCCAGGACTCCGAGGTGGCCGACACCCTTGCACTCAAGCACGAACTGCAGAACCTGAAGAGCCGTACCGGGGGGCAGTCCGAGTTGCGCATCTGCGGCTCGTGCCGCATCGGGGCCGAAGATCTCCTCCAAGGCCCTCGGGTCGAGTGCGGTGAGCAGCTCCGCCATCCCTGGCGTGAGCATCTTGTCTCGGGCGATCTCGCGCAGAACGCTGCACACGTCCGGCGCCACCGCCTCGGGGACCTCTCCGGAGGTATGGGCCGCGACGGCCGCAGCCAGGTGCGATGACGCGCACCAACGGTCGTTTGGGTTCTCCCGAGATGCCAGCACAGCGAAGATCTCCGGGTAGTACAACCCGAGGTCGGAAAGCGCGGCGGCTACCTCCGTGCTTCCGTCGGCCCAGCCGCAGAAGGCGGCTGGCTCTAAGGACATGCCGGCTCGCTGGGCCAGGGCAGCCCAAGGGGCTACAGCGCAGACTGCCCATGGGATCAAGGAGAGATACCGCAAGGTGGCTGAACCGGGCATGTCGGGGCGCCTGGCTACATGGCTAACGAGGGATGCCAGATGGAAGTCGAGGCTGCCGTCGGCGCCCCGGAGTCGGCCCCAGGCGGGGCGACATTTCCTCCAGAGCTCTTCACTGACGCTCTGCTGGGTGCGTAGCAGTCGAATCTGACTGCTCAGGCCGCCGGTGAGCGCATTGCCGTCCGTATTCTCTTCCGCCTGTAGGCGTAGAAGGGCCTCCTGAACAGCTGCCTGCAGAGACGGCGCTGACACCTGGCCGGGAGCCAATGGCCCTCCGAGAACCTCTCTGCACCTCTGCGCCATCTCGGTCCACGCCGACTCACGCTGCCTGATCTTCAGCTCTGCCAGCTTGCGCTCGACTATGCGTCGACCCGCGGCCGTACTCGCCTGGTTCAGTAGCGGCTCACCGGCCGCGACCCGCCGAGTGATCTCCTCCCGCTCCGCGGCGAGTAGTCCGGCCACGGGAACGTTCTCCTTCAGGGCAGCGATCAGCGGTTCGAGGCCAGCCTCCCGGAGCTCGGTGATCCAGGGAGCCACCTTGCCGGCAGGACTTGAGAGGTGGCCCGCCAGGCGTTCCTCCAGAGTCTTCGTGGTCTGTCCGACGTACCGAACGACTTCGTCTCGAGGATCAGAGAGGGCGTAGATGCGGCCCACGGACAGACTCATGCCTCCTCCAGTTCACGGGCCCCGCGCTGCTGTCCGACAGAGGGTCGGTGCCCTGCCCGCAACTCAGGCACGTACTTGTAGAGAGTGGTTCGGCTGATGCCGAGCAGCTTCGCGATTGAGGTGATCGATGCCTCGGGGTTCGCGAGCATGGAACGTGCGTGGACGATCTGCTCCTCGGTCATGGCTGGCGGTCGTCCGATGCGTTCACCGCGGGCGCGGGCCGCGGCTAGGCCCTCGTGGGTGCCCTGAACGATGAGTTCGCGAATGAACTCGGCGAGCGCGGCAAATACGTGGAAGACGAGGCGCCCGCCAGGGGTCGTGGTGTCCAGGGCTTCGTGGAGTGAGCGGAAGCCGATGCCGCGCTTGCGGAGCCCGGCCACGATGGCAATGAGGTCCTGGATGGATCGGCCGAGCCGGTCGAGGGATGGGACGACGAGAGTGTCACCAGGACGCGCGTACTCCAGGGCCTTCCAAAGCTCTTCACGTTCGACGGTCTTGCCGGACTTCTTGTCGGCGAAGACTTTGACGCAGCCACACGTGGTGAGTGCGGCGATCTGGCGGTCGAGGTTCTGGCCCTTGGTGGAGACGCGGGCGTATCCGATGAGGACGCCGGTCACGTTGGCGGGGAACGCGGCGAGGGTGTCTTCGCCGTCGGCTGCCCACTGGGCGGCTGTGGTCATGCAAGAACCGTACAGAAAAGGGTGGTTGATGGTTAATGAACGTGTTGAGTTTTTGGACACCCTTTATGGACGAAGTGCGGCGCAGGAAACCCCTGGACGGCTCCACCGGGGCTCATCGTCCAACAACCGATCGATTGTTGGACATCCTTGGTTTGGCATCTTATCGCCGGCGAACTCCGGTCGGCCCGAGCCGAGCGGTGACATCGCCGCCACCATCGGAGCCGACGACCTGGACGAGCCGGCCGCCGAACTCGCCGTCGTCGAAGCCGCTCGCACCGCGAAGCTCTACGCCAGGCACCTCGACAGCCGCGCCGACGACCAGCTTGAGGACGCCCTCCTCGCCGCACGGGCCGAGGGGCATGGCGCCAACGAACTTGCCAGGCTCGCCGCCCCCGCCCTGTCCCGGCCGATCGCCCTGCGGATGATGCGAACCACCTGACCCGGGCACGGCAAAACGCCCCCACCCCGGAGGGTGGGGGCCTGTCACTGTGCGGGCTCAGGTTCCGGCGGAGGCTCCTCGACTGGAGGCTCCGGCTCGGGGGGGCGGCTGTGGCTGCTCCTCCAGGACGCCCATCTCCACTAGCGTCGCCGCGTCGGCCATGCCGATCGCTCGACGTGGCCGCGCGAGCCGCGGCTCCGAATCCTCAGGCATAGCGCTCACACTCCAGTTCGGTTGTACTCATCCACCAGAGGATGAACGGGCTCGGGCTCGATGCCTGCTCGGTGCATCTGCTGCGCCCACCGGTCTGTCGTCCAGGCGAATGCACGGAGGATCGACTCGACTCGGGAGACGCGGCCTCGCAGGCTGCCGTTCTCCTCGTCGACCCGGGTCACCGTTGCCTGGAGGACCTTCAGGTCCTCGGCGCGCTGGGCAGGGCCCGCCTGTACTGCCGCCACCACCCGGCTTGCTTCCGCCGAGGTGACGGCCGCCGCTTTCGACAGCCTCGCCGTGTACACCGTTCCGATCACCGTGAGCACTGCCGCCGTGACCGTGACGACTGCTGTCCAGACCCCATTCATCCGCCCTCAGCTCTCCGGGCCCGCGGGGCTTTAGGCACGGAGTGCTCGGGCACCGTCGCGGCCCACATGATGACCCCCGCGTGGGAGGTCAGGTACCAGATCGCGACGTAGGCGCCGCGGGAGTACTCGCCTGACATGACTGCGGCGAGGTATGCGATCGCCCACACTGACGGCGGCACCAGTGCGGCGATGAATCCGAAGCGGTCCCGGCCTACCTGGAGGAAGGCCGAGATGGTGGTGATGACTCCTGCGATGACCCATAGCCACGCCCAGCAGTGCAGGGGGGCGACGCGTGTCAGGAGGGAGAGGCCGGTGGACTGGGGCGGGTCCACGATCATGCCCGCGCCCCAGCAGGTTTTCCCGACGCCCAGGATGAGGAGGAACGGGCCGCGGCGGCCGAGCAGGCGGTTGGCACGCCGGGCCGCACGGCACCGCATCTACACGCCCGAGAGCGAGGGTCGGTCTTCGCTCGGCGTCGGGGACACCTGTCCACGGGTCAGGAACACCAGCACCGCGAGCACGACCGCGTTCAGTGATCCTACGGTTGCGGGTGCCACCTGGAAATGCCAGGCGGCCAGCAGTGCCACGCCAGCGGTGATGAGCCCGGTGAACGCCGCCGGGGCGACAGGCCGGGTTCGCGCGGCCGTGACGGCGGCGGAGCCTGCGGAAATGACGGCAACGGTCGCGCCGGCCTGAAGGCTGGTGAGGCCGATGTTGAAGGTGACGATCAGAGACAGCACGGCGCTGATAACGCCGATGGTGACAGCTGGCTCGCGGTTGAAGATCTTCACTTACGCTCCTGGGGTGAGGTCGTCGACGGTGACGTCGACCTTGACGACGGCGGCCGCGATGGCCGCCTTGACTGCGGCGACGACCTCGGCGGTGTCGACGTCGTCGCCGAGCTTGTCGGCGAGCGTGCCCACGGTGGCCGACAGAGCCGCGACCTGCGTGGCCAGCGCGACGATGCGCCGATTGCTGTCGAGCAGGTAGGCGTAGGCGTCGTAGGGCACGTCGGTGCCCTTGTAGGCCCATAGGTCACGGGGGGTGGGCATGTCGTCCTCCACGGGGGGTTGGGGCTGGCCGGTCGCGCGGGCGACGATGGCCGGGAAGATCACGTTCTTGAACTGCGCAACGCGGGCGTCGCCAGGGCAGTCGGTGCCGCCGTCGGCCCACTCCGGCCAGAGCCGGTGGTAGCCGTAGCCGGGGTCCGTCCAGGAGCGGCAGATCCGCAGGGGGATCCCGTGCTGCTGATGCATCCATACGCCGAGGCGGATCAGCCCTTCGACCTGCGCGGCGGTCCACGGATCCGTGTGGGCGAGGTTGGATGCGGTTTCGATGCTGACCGCGCCGGTACCGTCGGCCCGGCGGTTCGCCCTGAAGCAGGCGTCTGCGCGGGTCTGGGTGCCGATGTACTGGGCGATCGAACCGTCGTAGGACTGCCCGAAGTGCGACTCCAGATTCGTCGAGTCGCGCCAGTATTCGAAGATCCGTTCCTTTGTCCACGGCGCTGCGACGGAGTGCAGGATGAGCTGCGTCGGGTCGATGGCGGGCTGCGCGTCTGACTCCGGCTGTAGCTCCATTTTTGTGGCGCCCGGATACCAGGCCATGATGCCTCCAGGGCATGAGGGAGATCCCCGTCGATAGGCCGGGGTCGAAGTGGGGTGGGCTGGTCAGCCTCGACGCGTGAACGCGCGCGCCGTCAGCCAGGCGTTCCCCAGCCAGCACCGCTTGCGCTGCGGGGCCGGCTTGCTCGGGCTGGCCCAGGCGGGGATGGTGACGTCGCCCTGCTGCGAGAGGAGCCAGGCCAGGTCGCCGGCCGTTACGTACCCGGAGCCGGCCACTCCCCAGGCCGACCCCCACGAGTTCGTCAGCCAGTACCTGCCGGCTTCGTCAAGGCCGGCCAGCTCGATCTCATGCCCGCCGGCAACCGGAGACTCCCGGTCGACGCGGATTTCACCGTCTGGGCCGGGCGTGAACATGCTGTCCAGCCAGGGGATTCCGATCATTACCGGGCCGGTCTGCAGCGCCGAGTCCAGGGCCGCGAGGGAGAATGCGTGCGTGTATCGGGCGGCCAGGCCGAGCGTCTGCAGGGCTTTGGCGGCGCCGAGGCCGGATGATCCGGTATCGGTCGGCGGGTACTGGCCGGAGATCTCGTCGAGGACCGTGGCCAGCGAGTACAGGGCGACGGCGAAGGCCTCGTCGAGGGCATGCTCGCCGGCGGCGAACCGGCCGTGGGAGGCCTGGGCCGCGGCCGTGGTGATGGTGACGGTGGTGAGCCCGCGGCGGCCGGCGGAGTCGGTGCCGAGCAGCCCCGTGCCGGCGTTCCCAGTGCAGCTCCCGAGCTGCCCCTGATCCAGGACGGGTATCCGGCGAGTCCAGGTCACCGGCTTGATCGCCGACCCGGGGAGGACACCGTGGGCGTAGGCGAGAGAACGCGGATCGTGCTCGACGTACCGGCCGAAGGGCCGCCTGACGCCGGTGCGCATGGGGGCGGGGTTGGTCACGTGCGCTCCAGAGCATGCAGAGAACGCCGATCTGGTCGGCGTGGGAGGTCAGCGGGAGATCCAGAGCACGGTCATGCCGCAGGCGAGATCGGAGGCGACGACCGTGTTGATCGAGCCGCCCGAGTTCTGGCTGCCCTGGATTTCGACGTAGTCGCCGACGGCGAGCTGGACTGTCCCGAGGACGGTCATGCCCTGCGATCCGGCTGATGTGGCAGGCAGGAACGCGGCGGCGGCCGTGATGGAGCTTGAGCCGTTGAGGAGCATGCGGGCGCCTCGGTAGCCGGTGCCGTTCGCGGCGAAAGCTACCGCGCCGCCCACCAGGTACAGGCCAGCCACCTGGCAGACGTACCTGGACGGGTTGGTGACGGTGGAGTGACCGCCGTCAGAGTCGACGGCCTCCGTGTCCAGGCTGATCGATACCCAGACACCCGTGGCGAGGGACTGGAGAGTGGCCTGGTAGCCACGGAACACCGGCGGCCCCAGCGCGAAATTGTTGAGGTCGCGGACCTGCGCGTTAAAGAGAGCCGCAGTTTGGTAGTAACCCGGCACTTCTGTGGCGGGGGCGGGGACTGTGCGGGCCACCAGCTCCTCCGTTCAGTAGGCGAATGCGTTGGCGTCGAATGCCGAGGACGCATCCCAGGTGGTTGGGTCCGTGGTCCCCGCAGGCAGTACCTCGTTGATGAGGTCTCCGGCCGTGTGGGCCTTCGTTGTGGCTGCGGTGAGGGTGATCGTGGCGCTCGTCCAGCCCGGGGATGTCGAGCCGACCGCGAGGATGGTCACCGTCTCCTGGTTGGCCGTGTTCTGGCCGAGGACGATCTGGGTGCCTGCGGAGAGCTGGGTGGCCAGCGGGTTCGTATTGTCCTGGCTGGCGTTGATCGTGATCGAGGTGGCGCCGCTACTCACCGTCGTCTTCAGCGTGGTGTGCCAGGCAGCGAAAATCCCGTAAGGGGTGGTGTCCACGGGTGAGCACTGGAGCGTGACGTAGGCCTGACCTCGGTCGTCCATGTCCCATTTGATCGACTCGACGAACACGTCGGCCTGGATGGCCGGCAGGTTCGGCGGGCGCCTCATGACGCGGACCCGGGCCCCGAACTCGAGTCCGAGCACCACCGGCCACAGCGATGGCTGTGCTGACGGGTGCAGCTTGAGCGAGGAGACTCGCGTGACCGGCTGCTTGTACCTGGACAGGAGATAGCCGGCGGCGTCCTGGCATTCGCCGGTGGACTGGGTGTTGATGCTGCGGTTCAAGGGGCGGGGCATGTAGGCGGTGATCGACGCGGTGTCCCGCGCGGAGAACGTCTGCCCGGTTGACGTCTGGGTGACGGTCACGGTGTTGGAGAGGCGGGTCGGGTCGTAGTCGAGTTTGCACTCCTCATACGGGTATTCGCCCAGGTCGGCACGCTCACCGAACACGTACACGGGTGCGCCGGCGTTGTAGCGGGCAGCCCGGGACTTGAATGTGATGGTGCCGTCCCGGGCGGTGAAGTGCGAGCCGCCCTCGGTGTCGACGACCGCCTGGAGGGCGGACAGGCAGTCCTGGCCGCCGAAACTCGCGGCTCCCATTGCCGTGGTCAGGCCGCTTTGGATTGAGGTGGGGCCTGTCCATCCGGCGTACCCGAGGATGCGGGTGTATCGGGCGCTGGTGGAGTCTCCCGTGAACGAGTTCTTCCACGCGTTGTACAGGCTGGTGATCATGACTCCGGCAGGGATCCAGTCCATTTCTGCCGCGAAAGCCAAATCGCCCTTGAAGTTGGTGGTGGTTCCATCTCCGACAGTCGCATCGACGAATCCACCGACGTTGTCACTGATTAGCCCAGTTGGCGTGAATCCAGTTGGAACGCCGCTCCAGTAGGAAAGGGCTGCTCCATCTTGAGAGAAGAAGAGCTGCTGCAGGGCCTGGTTGTATCCGAAGGCGAGCAGATGCCAGTTCCCGTCCAGGCAGCTCGTCCCGCCCCCAGCTTGATACGTAAACCCTGCTCCGCTCGGTCCGGACAAGGAGAAATTGGGCTGGCCTGTCGGATCAAGATAGATGTAAATGCCGGATCCGGAAGGGCCAGTTGTGCGCTGTTTATCCATGCAGGACCAAAGCATTGCAAGGGAGGTAGGCGTGGGTCCTGTGTAGCGGAAGGCGATGAGCCGAGACCATGAAGCGGGATCGGCTGGGCCGGTAATCCCCGAGGTGCCCAGCTTGAGGAAGGTTGCCGGCACGACGTAGGCCGCCCCAGGGCTCGGATTGTCGACCGTGGCCACGGTGCCCGAGCTCCCGGTGAATGCCCCGCCAGGCATGCTAGTTGCGGTGATCTGGGAACCGAACACAAACGAGCCCGGGCCATACTTGGAGGCTGAGAGTTCGGCCGGAGGGAAGTTGCCGGTGGAGTCACTGGCACTTGTCGACCCCTGCGGATCGTCGAGCTTGAAGAGAAACCGGGGGTTGTGCGAGTTGATTTCCTGCGTGAGCGGGTCAGAGAGCGTGACCTGCGAGAACAGGGCGAACGGGTCCACGCACGTCGGGTTGACGGTGCCGTAGACGCCTTCCTTCCAGTCCGAGGGCCAGCGCTCCACGTACCCCGAGTACATGGGGTACCACACGCCCGGCATCACCCACGGCGTGGCCGCCGACCCCTTCTCCAGCTGCCAGCCATCGACCTGGATGGAGCAGGTGGCGCCTGCAGTGGCCGCCACCATGATCCCCGCGTCCATCCCGGCCGCGTTCGCCGGCGCGGTCGCGGTAACCGTGAACGTTGTCCAGCTGGCCGAGGCGGCCCCCGTCAGTGTGACCGCCGAGCTATACGTGAAATTCGCAGCGGTACCGCCGACTGCCGCGTCGTACCAGCCGATTCCCGCCTTCACCTGCAATGTCGTGGCGGCGGTGACGTTACGGACACGGATTTGCATGGTGTACGTCTGGCCCGGTGTCGCCGCGGTCTGGAGCATGTGGCAGATCCGTGTGGGAGCCGTCGTAGCCGACGGCACGGACACCTGGATCACCGTCGCACCCATCCAGGCAGTCGTGCTCGGCGTGACAGCGTTAGGGGCGCCCGGCGCCGTATCACTGTAGACCCCCGCAGGGGTAAGGGCGCTGCCGGCGGCGTATCCGCCCAGGTCCGCGCCGCTCGCCATGAGCTGCGACAAAAGGTTCACCGTGGGCGGCCACTGCGCGCGCTTGCGGTACGGCTGGTAGGGCGCGATGCGCCCGGCGAACGGACTCGAGCCGTTCGTAGGGTCGAGGACGCCATCCGTGTTGGCCAGGGTCGTATTCAGCTCGCCAGATCGGACCTGGTCCAGCTCGTACTGGCGGCCCCGCTGGATCCCTACGCTGCCGCGAGTCCGCAGCGTGATATCCACGTACCGGTCTGCGGGTGCGTCGCTGCTCGCGTTCCAGTACGGGCCCCACGCGTCCTCGATCAGCGGCCAATTCGGATTGACAGTGCCGCCCAGCGGGGTGTTGATGTGCCCGATCGAGGCAGTCAGGCCCGCCACTTCGGTGGCGCCCGCCGAGGTCTCGAACGCGAACCTGAGGCCGGTGGCCGAGGCCGCCCACGAGTAGCCGGAGCCGGCCAGCGTGGTCCAGGTGATGCCGTCGGTGGAGACATCCGCATACCAGGTCGCGGACGCCTCCCGGAGGCGCCACCAGCGGTGCGTGTGCGGCTGGTAGGAGCCCAGCAGCGTCGTGGCTGTACTGCCCGCGGTCTGCAGGGTGAGCATGAGGATGCCGCTGTCGACGCGCACGGCAACGGAGTTGCTGGCGTCGACGCGCAGGACGAGGCTGGTCTTCGTGTACCCGTTGCCGTTGGGTGCCGCGGTGACGAGGGCGTAGACGCTGCTCGAGGTGGCGTCGTACAGGTTCGTGGAACCGAAGCTGTTGGTGGCTCCGCTGGTGGTGGGCTGGGCGAGAGTAACCAGGTCGGCGGTCGTGTCGAGAGTGGCCGTCCCCGTGATCGAGTTCCAGAGGGCCGTGTTGAGAGTCGCCGCCGTGAAGGGTTCGATGAGCGTGGACAGTTTGGGGTTGGGCACGGCGCCTCCCGGGAGTGAGGGCGCCGTGCGGCGCGGTGACTGGGTTAGCTGCGCTGGTAGCCGGCGTAGGTCGTCGGGGTGCGCATGCCTCGACGCAGGAAGGCTTCTTCGATCTCGCGTGCGATGCCGTCGATCGTGGCGACGCTCCCCTGCACAGTGATGTTGATGTTCGTGACATTGGCGCCCGCACCCCCGCCCCCGGCGAGCGCCCTGCCGCCGGCGAGCCCGAGGGAGGGAACGCCGACCGTCTGGCTGGCCAGCAGGCCAGCCATGGACTGCACGGAGGAGACTGCGGCCCCGGCATGGGCGTCGATTCCCTGCGCCACGCCCTGGGCGATCGGGGCGCCGACCAGCTCGGCGAATACCCGTGACGGTGAATGAATGCCGAGGAAGTCTTTCGCGCTGGACAGGGCCGAGTTGGCCAGGCTGCGGAGTGAGCTGTACAGGGCGCTGGCCCCGCTACGGACGCCCTGGACGATGCCGTCGACGATGGCCCTTCCGACCGACTGGAACCAGGAACCAACGTCCCTGACAGAGTTCCAGGCGGATCGGAGGCCGTTGCGGATGTATTCGCCGGCTTTGAGAATGTAGTGATTGATCGATGAGACTGCCGAGGAAATCGGCGTGATCATGGATGTCCTGATGCCATCCCAGATCGACGCTGCGGAACTTTTGATGCCAGACCACTTGCTTGCCAGCCACGAGGACGCGGCATTCCAGGTGGATTTCAGTCCGCTCCAGACCGCCGTGATGGGGTTGATGATCGCAGCCTTGATGCCGTCCCAGACCACACCCGCGACGGCTTTCAGGCCCGCCCACACCATGGAGAAGAATGCGGAGATCTTCCCCCAGACGTACCGGGCCGCAGCGAACATCGCCTCGTGGAAGTGGTTCCAGATCGCCATCACGACAGCGATCGGCGTAGCAAAGATCACCAGCAGTAGCGGCCACCACTTGCGAAAGAAGGCAGTGATCCCATCCCAGATGGCCGCCGTGGTCCGCGACAACCAGTTCCAACCCATGACGATCGGGTCGACCAGCCGATGCCATCCAGCGACAAAGAACCCGACGAGCCAGTTCCAGGCGCCAGAAATGATGCCTGTAACGTGGTTCCAGATCGCTTGATTCTTGCTCGCGAAATCATGCCAACGTCCGACTATGAAGTCGGCAGCTGTCTTCGCGATGGACTGGATGAACCCCCATATTTGACGCCAATGGGTGTACAGATAGACGAGCTCGACAACCAGCACCACGATCGCGAGAACAATCCAGGTGACCGGGTTAACCGCTGCAGCTGCCGCCATCGCATACAGCGAGGCTATGAACGCCCCCATTGCGAAGACGAGGACGCCACCCACAACAATCGCCAAAGCGGCGGCAGCAGCCCGGTGCTGCTCGAAGAAGGTGATGACTTTCAGGATGGGCGGGATCAATTTCGTGCCCACCACGATCGCCGTCGTGGTCACCGCTTCCTTCAGGCGGCCCATCTGGACGTTGAAGGACTGCTGGGTGAGCGCCCAACCCTCAACGTCTTTCGAGGCATTGTTGAAGGAGTGGCCGACCTTCTCGACGCGCTCTTTGAAACCCTCGGTGTTCTCGCCGGTCAACTGCAGTGTCGTATTGAGGCCGATTGCGCCACCGGTCATCTTCTTGATGGCCTCGGTGTACGTCTGAGCTGCCGGCCCGCCCTTTTTCAGCTCGGCCGAGAAGCCATTCGCTTTGTTCTGGAGGGTGGCGTACTGCGTCAGCAGATTGGCTTGCTCCGGTGGAAGGCCCTTGAGCTCTTTGCGCCACTCGGCCAGCGAGATCGATCCCGAGCTGTAAGAGCGGGCCAGCTCCTGGATGCCTGCCGGCATCGCCTTGATCATTGTCTGGGCGTTCTCGGCAGCCTGTTTCGTCTGATTGAACGACGACAGCAGCAGAGTTCCCGACGGCCCCATCTTGGACAGGACCGTCTGCGACAGCAGGTCGAGAGTGCCGGTCAGGCCGCGCTGACCGAGCTTGGTCGCCACGTCCGTCGAAGAGAGGCCCAGGCGCTGCATCTCCTGAACCGCGACGTTGTTTGGGGCGGCCAGGTTGCGGATGGTGGAGGCGAGTTCCTGGGTTGCCTCCCGGGCCGATGTGCCGTGCTGGGTCAGGGTGGCGATTGCGCCGCCGACCTCGGCGAAGCTGACTTTATTGGCGGAGGCGATCGGGATGACCGTGGCGAGCGATGCAGAAAACTCTTGCATCGTCATCTTGCCCTCGCCGGCCGCAGTCTTGAGGGCATTCATGACACGCACTGAGTCCTGCGCGCCAAGGTGATATGACGCCATGACGCTGGTCATGGCGTTGGTGACATCCTTGAGGTCGGCGCCTTCCTCGCGGGCACCCTGTGCTGCGGCCTTCAGGACTTTCAGGCCGTCCCCGGCCCGGTATCCGGCCTTCTCGACCTGGTACATACCCTCGGCGAGCTGCCCAGTGGACGTACCGGTATTGCGGGCCAGCGACATGACTCCGTCGGAGACCAGCTTCAGCTTCGACTGAGACTCACCGCAGGCCGTGACCAGCAGATTCATCTGCTGCTGGAAATCGCCGGCCGCCTTCACGCCGTACACGGCGAATGCCGCGCCAGCCATGATGGTGGCCCCGCCCACCTTCGTGAGCAGCCCCTGCACGCCGCCCATACGGGTCATGAACGACTCGCCGCCGTGACTGGCAGCCGCCATACCTGACGTGAATTGCGAAGTCTCCGCCCGAAGACGGACAAAAAGATCCGCAACTTCCGGCACGCCGCCCACCGCCTTCCGTGGTCAGCGCGAAAGCGGTGGGGTCAGAAAATTCGGGGCCAGCCGGCCCGGTAGATGGTCACGTACAGCTGCGGCGCGACCGTGGTGATCCCGAATCGGTAGGCAGGATGCAGGAACGGATACGCGCTGCCGTTGCGGAGACCCGTCTCGAGGGCCAGGCCGTATCTGCTGGACGGCGTCCTGCCATATGGCGGGGTCATGCCTGCCGCAGTGCCGACTTTGGTCTCCCAGCCCGTTCCTGACGGGGCGACCGGAGTGTGCGTGATGGAACGGCGGAGCGTCCCCGAGATGACTGCAGGTCCGGTGCCGGGAGACGCCGGCGTCGGTGTGCCACGCCGGTGCGCGCCGGTCGAGGCGTTCACCTTGGCCTGCCGCTCGATCGAGTTCGCAAGCTGCGTCAGGAAGGCCTTCGATTTCAGCTGCCCGTCGGCGGTTATCTCGGTGAACAGGCGGGTGAATACGCCCGGCCGGAGCTCCATCTCAGCCTCCCCGGGCACGCTCGGCGCGGGCTTCGGCGCGCTCATTCTCTTGCCGCTCGTGCTCCCCGATCATGCCGAGGATGTCGAGGCAGTAGCGGCGCACGTACATGGGTGTCGCCTGGAGCTCCTCCCATGACCAGTGCATGCGCCGCATGAGGAGGAAGTCGGCCCATTCGGCTGGGGAGTCATCAGAGCCCCACGTCCCCTCGATGATCGATTCGATCGGGAGGAGTACGTCCTCGTAGTACGGGGAGCCGGGGCCTAGTGAGGGTCCGCAACGCTGGTGATCTCCTCCGCCACCCGGTTGATGATCTTCAGCGGCATCCGGGCGATGTTCTCGATGGTGATCGGCCCGAGCCGCGGTTGGGGAGTCTGGGCATCCCCGAGCGACTCGAAGAGGGCGACCGGGTCGACGTCATCGCCCAGCTCAAGCAACGGCGCCTGAGAGGCGTCGTAGACCTTCCAGGCGACGATGACGCGGGCGAAGACCTCGTACATCGCCTCCTGGGCCTGCTGCGGGTCGAGAGGCTGGCCGCGGTCGTCGAGCGGGACGTCCTTGGGTGTGACCTCCTTCGGGGGCAGCAGCTGCGGGTTGCGCATGAGGACGGACACGTCGTCCCCGAGCTCCGGGAAGGTCAGTAGGACGTAGGGATTGCTGTAGCCAGCCATGAGGTTCTCCAGGATTGAGGGCGTCGAGGGCGTCAGACCCTGGCCGTGCCGTGACGCCCTCACATGCGGCACGGCCAGGGAGTTCGGTTAGTAAGCCGCCGAGGTCCAGTTCTTGAGAACGACCTGGATGGCGCCGGCATCGGTGCTGTTGTAGATGCCGTTGATCTCGAAGTCCGCGGTCACGTAGACGCCGCCCGTGTCGTAGCCGCCCTTCGACCAGCCGGGGGTGGTCGTGGTGAGCGTCAGCGACGCCCCGCCTGCGGTGATGGGCTGGGTGAGGACGGCCGTCGTCGGCTGCGTCTGCAGAGCCTGCAGGTACAAGTTGTAGTCCGCAGTCGATTCGTAGATCGCCTTGTACTTGATGTCGGCGTCCAGGACGCCCGAGAACACCTCTCGGGGCTGCTGGGACCCGTTGCTGGCGTGGAGGGCGTCCGTCGAGCGCTTGAGCGTCAGGTCGTAGGACAGGCCGCGGGTGGACGATGCGCCGGCATTGGTCATGGCCCACTGCCAGCCCAGCATCGGCTGCAGGGCGGTGAAGGCCGGCGCGGCGAGACCGGTCTGAATCGTGGGGATCCAGCCGGTGACCTTGGCGTCGAGCGTTGCCATGCCCTTCGGGTCGATCTTGAAGCCGACCTCGGAGAGCATGCAGCCCGGATACCCCCACGTCTCGTTCACGTTGCTGTCAACGAAGCTATAGGTGGGCTTGGCCACGCTGGTGCTCTGCTTGAACGTGTGGGTCGTCTGGGCGGCCACCGCGACCCCCGAGGAGTGCGCGAGCGTCAGACCGGTCGCTGGCGTCGCGATCGGGATGGTGTACGGGCCGGATCCCGACGGCGTGCCCGTGATCGCGTACTCGGTATTGCCCGCGGTGTCGATGCGGATCGTCGACCCCGCCGGAATCGACGCCGCCGTCGAGATGGACGTAGCGGCAGCCAGCGAGGACGACGACAGAGTCGTCGCCACCCCGGCCGTCACCGTATCCGGCCCGATGATCCGCAGGAAATAGCCCAGGCTGTCCGGGTATGCGGACAGTTCTAGGCTGCCCGACGTCTCCCCCGCGCCCTGGTAGAGGCCCTGCAGGTTGGTGTCGTTGGCCCGGTAGGACACGTCCTTGAGCTGCGTGTACTCGACGTTGAAGTCCCTCTTGCTGACTGGCAGGTAGAACGTCGGCGCGACGAAAGTGCCCTGTGTGGTCTCTTTGGCGATGCCGAGCCATCCGAGCCGGGAGAGGAGCGTCATGCCGTCTCACCCCCCTCGTCGTCGGTGGTCTTCTTGCCGCGGGCCTTGGCCGTCGGGGGCGCCTCGGTGACGGGTGTCCAGCCGTCGAGGAGCTGCGGGTAGTCGGCTGTGTCGCCCGGCTCGACGCTGTACGGCGGCTGATCGGGCTGGTCATCGGTGGCGGGCACGCTGGCGAAATGCCAGGCAGTCCCGGTGTCATTGCGCTGGCGCACAGGGCTCTCCCGGAGTCGGGGCGTGGGAAAGCCCCCGGCCAGACGGCTGGGGGCTCAGGGGGCAGGTCAGCCGTTGATCTCGATGTCGTCGGCCGAGTAGCTGATGGTGCAGGTCAGGTCGGCGTTGCCGCGGAGTGACGGCTCGGGGTCGGCGAAGACGACAGTGACCTCGCCGGGATCCTCAGCCACGCTCAGGAACCGCCCACCGTGCGTTTTGTCCAGCATGAGGCCGCCGACTCGCTGCAGGACGAGGTCCACAGCGCTGTCGAGGGCCTGCTGGGGCGCCTCGGCGGATCCGGACGGGGAGGATGCAGGCCAGACGATCAGCAGCTCGAAGTTGTACCGGGCCATCCGCCGGACATGCGCGGTACGCACCTCCTGGAGCCGGCGTCGCATGACGTACAGCTGCCGCCGCCGCTGGACCGGGGTGCGCGGCAGATAGGCCTGCACGACTTCGAAGGGCCCGTCCTGTGCCGCCAGCAGTGCGGGCAGCCCGTCCGTGGGGTCGAACGCGCACAGCCAGGCCGTCTCCCGGGCGACCGCATCGGCACTGCTCACCGAGACCCCCTCACGTCCGCTGATAGGTGCAAAGGATCGCCTCGGCCTGAGCGGAAAGGACACCGCGGTCGTGCCCGAACTGCGTCCCAGTCGGGTCGATCTCGCCGAGGGCAAGACTCGCCGCCAGCAATTTGCAGGCCCGGCCCAGGTCTGCCGGGGTGGTGACGTACCCGCCGTCGTAGACAACTCGGATCATCGATCCGACCGGCAGGAATGTGCCGAGACTGAACCAGACGTGCCCCGAGTCGTTCTCGGCGCCGATCAACGACGCTGCCGCCGCAGTCTGCGAGCCTCCGTAGGACCGCAGCAGCGTCACCTGCAGATTCGAGTACTCCCACATCTCCGGGTAGCGCGCGGCGAATTCGTTCAGCCACAGGTGCCGGACATGGTCTCCGCCACCCAGGGCGTTGGAGTACGAGCGGCCGATCGTGCCCTGCAGGTCCATCGGCATGGAGCCGGTGCCCGAGAGCTCATCGGGGTCGATACCCGTCGCCCGGTGCGACTCCGGGACCCCGGTGAACGGGGCGAGCCGGCGGCCCGCGATGCCCTCACACTGCCGGGTTGCCTCGATCATCAACTGGGAGAGGGCATCGGCCGAGTAGTCGCGGACCAGGTCAGCGAACTGCCCGGCCGCCATGTCCGCCGCGCTGGCGAGCGGGGTCGGGGAGTCCGCGGCCATCGACTACTCCTGCGGCTTGCTGGCGGCCGTCTTGCGCGCTGCGGTCTTCTTTGCCGTCGGCGCCTCGACGCCTTCGTCCTTGGGGTCGACCTCGGAGATCTCCCCGTCGTCGTCCTTCGGGTCGTCGCCCTCGGGCTTCTTGCCATCCTGTCGGATGACCTCGCTGAAGCCGGCGTCGGGAATGGCCATGAGTGCGGCGATCTGGTCGGCGTCCTCGATTTCGACGACAGCGCCGTCCTCCGGCCAGACATGCCCGAAGGAGTCGCTGCCAGCTGAGGACTTGCGGATGAGAGCCATGAGGGCTCCTCCTTCAGGTTGAGGGCGCGCCGACCGTCAGGCCGGCGCGCCAGGGGTCAGCTGGACAGGGTGGTCGTCACACGGGCCAGACGACCTGTGAACTTCGGCGCCCGCACAGCGAGGGTCGTGTCGGAGCAGATAGCGAAGGGCAGCGTGTCCGGGCTGGCCGTCGTCGGAAAGACATCGAGCGGCTGGATTTCTCGAACGTAGGGCCGCACGATGTTGTTCTGGTCGCGGGAGATCAGGTAGATGTTCTCCTGGCCCGTGGTCGGCGGCTTCAGGGAAGCGTTGGTGCCGACGTAGGTCGCCGGGCCCGCAGCGGGAACGGTGGAGCCGTTCTTCGGGGTGAGCTTGGCGCCGTCGTCCACGATGGACGTGGTGAGGATCGGCGTGACGCCGTCCGCGGCGATGCCGACCGTCGCGTCCACGTAGCCGAGGAGCGTCTCCGTGCCGGTCGCGGTGCTGCGGTACACCTTGTACACGTTGGGCTGGGAGCCGTCGAGGCCGGCCGGGGTGGAGAAGGACAGCGTCACGGTGGACGTCGCGCCGGTGGTGGCCTGCGACACCTCGACCGAGGGCAGGATCTCGCCCTGGCGGGCGATGACCGGGGCGATCTGGTAGTAGTACGTCGCCGCGGCGAGCGTGCCGCCCGTGGTCGCGGTCGCGGTGGTGACCGTGCCCATGCTGAACGCGCGGGCCGACAGGAACGACGACTTCATGATCGGGATGCCTCGGTACGACGGCACGTTCAGACCGGCCGCGATGTCGAGCCGGTCGAGGAACCGCTGCTGGTTGATGACCAGCTGGGCGACCTTGGACGCGGCGGTCGGCGACATGACCAGCATCCACGACGGGTCGTAGATGCTCATGGCGGCCTGCTGCTCCACCATGTCGATGAGCTTGTCTAGGGCGCCGAGCGACAGGGATGCGTTGAAGTCGAGGCTGTTCTGCGAGCTGCCCGAGAAGGTGGAGACGAGGCTGTCGAGGCCGTCGAACTGCGGGTAGCCGCCGAGGGCGGTGGAGGCCGAGTTGCCCCAGCAGATGGCGTTCTCCATGTCCCAGTACAGGCCCTGGATGGAGCCCTCGATCTCCTGGGCGCGCAGGTCGCCGACGAGCTGCCGGGTCACGGCCTGGCTGTAGCCGGTGACCGCGCCGACCGCCTGCAGGTTGCGGATGGTGAACGAGTTCTGCACGTAGGTGCTGTTGGTGACGGGGCGGGCGCCGCCGTCGGAGACGAAGCCGCCCGCGGCGCGCGCGGTCCGCTGGTTGAAGTAGTACGTCGTCGAGTCCCACTTGCGGGACGGGATCGCGCGCACCAGCGGCGAGTACCGGCGCTGGTACTCCAGCAGCATCGGGTCGATGATCGTGTTGATGAGCGGAGCAGCACCGGCAGCGGTGAGAGCTTCGCGCAGTTCGTTCTGGGGCATGGCAGTGCCTCTCTCGGCAGTGATGTACGAAGGCCCCCGTCACGGGGGTGGGACGGGGTGGGTGACCATCGCTGCCGAGCGGCACCAGCATGGACGCGCTGGCGGTCAGGGAAGTGCGGGGTGGAGCAGGGTCACTCGGGGGCGTTGCCGCGGGCGCCGAGGACAGCACCGACGGTGGTGGGCGCCACGAACTGCGCCCACTCCTCCGGGGTGAACTCGTGGAGCGGCTTCGCCGGCCAGCCCTCGGGCAGGCCGGCGCTCCCGCCGGTCGCCGCCGACTCGGTGACCGGCGCGACGAAGCCCTTGCGGGACGGGCCGCCGGTGGCTTCGACGTGTTCCTGTACGGCCTGCGGCAGGGCGGCCTTGATGCCCTCGGAGACCAGGCGCTGGATGCGCTGCTCGTCGGTCTCCGTCACGGCGGGCGCCGCGGGCGCGGCTTCCGCGACCGCTTCGGCCGGGGCCGACTCGACGGCTGCCGGCTGAGGGGCGACCCTCGTGAGGAGGGCCTGGAACTGCTCGTCGGTGAGGGTGATCCCGCCGGTGGCGGGCACGGCAGCCACCTCGGCGGCCGGGGTGATGGACTCCGCCATGGCGGTCTCCTGTTCCTGGGTGGTTTCGGCCGCCTGGGATTCCAGGGCCGGGGTTTCGGGGGCGGTCTCCGTGGCGCCGTCGTCCTCAAGGTCCGCGCCGGCAGCCGCCGGAGGGTCGATGTCGGCGTCCATGTCCGGGTCGATCGCCGCGATGGCCTGGCAGGCGCCGGCCATCGCGGCACGGCCGACCGCGTCGAGGTCGTGCGGGTCGACGCAGTACGAGGTGACCGTGACGGTGGTCGGGCCGTTGGTGAGGCTGATCGACATGGAGCCGCCGTGCCCGGGGTCGTCGGAGTAGCCGAGGCACTCGGCGACTTCCTCGGACAGGCGGCCGATCGGGTCGATCAGCCATCCCTCCTGGGTGGCGACTTCGACGCCGTGGCCGCGCAGCGCCTTGGCGACCCGCTGTCGGATCCGCTTGAGCTGCGCGGCCGTGTAGCCGCGGGCGATCTCCGACTCGTGCACGCGGGCCCAGGCCGTCTTGGCCCTGGCTTTGGTGTCGAGGGGGTATCGCTTGGCCTTGTCGGCCTGGTATCCGGGGTCGGCGTAGGTGCCCGCCGACTCGACGGCCGCCGGTTCGACGGCTGTTTCGCTGACGGTGTGCACCAGTGCCTCCTGTACAGATTCGGTGATGAGCACCCGGCCATCGGGCGCAGACTCCGCCGGACCGGAGCCGGCGGGCGTGTAGGTGTCGACACGTGCCCCGAGGACGCCCGGCTTCCTGGTGAAATCAAGTCCATCGAGCTCAAGGTCGTTCGCCGTCTCCCGAGGCTGGCCGTCAGGGCCGACCTCCCGCCGAACTTTGCCGACCCAAGCGCCGCGGATGGATACGCCGCGCAGGAACGGAGGTCCGTCGGTGGTGTCGACAAGCGCAGCGATCGTGCGACCGGGCCCGGTGTCAGCGATGGCCGCGGTGTAACGGGCCGCACCGGTGTCGTCCTGCTCAATCGCGGTGATCCGGCCGACGATCTGGGTGCTGTCGTCCTCGGCGCTGTGGTGCGTCAACATCGTCAACGGCTGCATGCCGTCAGCAATGCGTTCCTGTGCACGAGCGACGGCCTTCCCGATCGCCTCAGCCGTGTAGAGGCGTCCGTTACGGCTGACGCCGGGCACGAGCGCGATGCCGCTGATGGTCCCGATGGAAGCCACGGCTCACCGTCCGATCAGGGAGATCGACGCCTGTGGGAACACGGGGTTCGTGCCACCGACCGTCCAGGTCACCCGACAGACCTGCGGCAGCACCATGGAGCCGAGGCCCGCGATGTGCAGGCCGCACGAGACGTTGGTGAAATTCGGTGCGGAGGTCAGCTGCGTGACCTTGGCGACCTGGGGAAACCAGTGCCCGTCGCAGTCCTGGACGTCGAGCTGGACATCCAGGGTGGGGCTGGTGCCGGTCGACGTGCCGGCGATGTACACGGGCAGCCACAGGTCGGATACGGCGGCGATGTTGATGGGGCCGCTATCACCGGACGCCGTGAGTCTGGTAGATGCGGACCCGGTGAGGGTCCACAGCGTGCGGGCGACGGAACCGTAGGCGCCGCTCATGGACTCCTCCTCAAGGTCAGGCAAACCAGCTGGCGAAGTGGGCGAGCGAGACGTCTGCGGCGTAGCAGCAGCGGCATGACGGGTGGAGCGGCATGCGTGGCTGGTCGCCGATATGCCACGGGCTGCCGGCCTCGGCGTCGATGCAAGAGGAGCAGACCCTGCCGTCTCCAGCGGTGATGATGTCGATCTGAAGGACACCCTCGGAGCGGTACAGGGCGAGGGCGCCTTCGTCGGCCGCGGTGGTCATTGCCCAGTCGACGGTGAAGGCCACGGCGCCTTCGTCGGCGGTGAGGATGTCCATGGCCGCGTCGATCATCTCGTCGCGGGTCAGGCCGGCTTCCATGCCGTCGGCGAGGGCACTGCCCAGGTCGCCGGCGGCACCGTCTAGGGTGCGGGCCAGCCAGCCGTCCGCGTCGGCCCACAGCTCGTCGAGGCGTTCCATGGACCGGTAGGCGTCCTTGAAGGCGATGTTCCAGTCGAGGCCGACCTGAGCTCCGCGTTCGGCCGCGATGGCGACCGCGTTGACCACGCCCTCAGCGCGGCCTGCGGCGATGGCGTCCCGCAGAGCTTGCCGGAGCTTGCCGAAGCCGGTGACGTCGATAAGCGCGTACAGCATCTTCTTGGCTGCAGCGACCGCCTCGGCGCGGACCCTCGACCAGTCCGGGCCTCGCGCCTCCGCAAGACCCATCTGGGCCCTGAACCCGTCGACCGCCGTGGTGACCGCCTGCCGGTCGATGAGCGGCTCCCAGGCGGCACCGACGAGCTTGGTGTGCTTGACCTGCTGCTCTTCGCGACGCTGGAAGAGCAGCGCCCACATCCCTTCGAGCCGGCCAAGGTCGATCGTGGCGCGGAGGATGTCCGGGTCGTCGGTCGCTTCGGTCGCAATCTGCATCGCGGTCCCGCAGGCAACCCGCACGCGCTCAGTCATCGGGCCGCCAGACATGGCCCAGCCGGCAGCGAACGCCTCCCGGGCGACGTCCGCGATGGGGTGCGACAGCTCGGCATCGGTGCGGTCGGTGCCGTGGACGGCAGCTAGCGCCGTGAACTCGGCATCCCGGGCCGCGAGCCGGTCGAGGGGCGCCGGCTCGTCGGGGTCGAGGTAGGTCAGGGAGCAGTGCGCGGTGTAGCCGTGCTCCCGCGGGACTGGGATGCCGTGCTCGCGTAGGGCGTCGAGGGTGTCGCGGCGCAGGCTTTCGAGGTCAGGCGAGTCGATGAGCGCGACGAGGACGTCCTTGTCGCCACCGGTGAAACGACCGAGGCCTGCGACCTTGGCGGTGAACGGGCGCCGCTCCGCCAGCTCGGCGACGACCTGGCGGAGTTCGTCGCCGTCGATGTCGTCGGCCTTGCCCAGGTAGGCGACTGTCACGTGGAGCTCGCTGGGGGGCAGGCCACCGTCGACGGCGAGTTCCTCTGCGAGCTCGGCCGGCGGGTAGAGGGCGATCATGCAGCCGTCGGAGTAGTCCGGGGATCCCACGCGCACCCCCTGCCGGTCAGCCGACCCGCTTCTTGACCAGCGCTGTGACGTCCTTGGCCCTGAGCGGATGCCCCGGCGGGTCGGGCTGTTGGATGACGGGCCCCGGGTCAGGCGGCGCGCTCATCGACGCCCCCGGGTAGCTCAGCGAGGGCTTCCCGCAGTCGCCGCTGATATCGCTGCTTGAGGGTCTCCGTCGGCGGGGGTGGCGCCGGTGCGCCGGGGGCCTCGGGAAGGTCGGACAGTTCGACTGGCTTGTCGGGCTGCGCGACTGCCATGGCGAGCGTGGTGCCCCTGAGCCGGTTGGCGACGCCGGCCTGCGACATGGCGTCCATGTCGTCCCACTGCACGAAGTTCGTGCGGTCGACGAGTAGAGCCCTGTCTCCGCCTTCGATCGCCGGCTCGCCGATGTCGGCCCGGTACCGATTGAGGGTCCATGCGCCGCTGCGGAGCCGCATGTCGCGGATCTCCTCGACAACCTTGGAATCCCGCAGGTCAATTTCGGCGAGCTTCAGGCGCCAGCCCTCTACTCCGAAGCCGACTCTCGCCAGATGGTAGGTGAAGGCTTCGACGACGAGTTCGGCGAGAGGCTGGCAGGTGTTGACCTCGAAGGTGCGGTCTTGGCTCTCGCCCGTTCCGCCGCCGAGGTTCCCGGACTCGATGATGCCGACCTTGGCGGGCGGCACCCCGTAGGCGGCGATGATCTCGTCGCGTCGCTGGTCCAGGAACCGGAGGTAGTCGATGGTCCGGGACTGGGCAAGCTCCTGAACCTGGGCCCCGCCCTTGGTGCTGATCGGCGTCCCGATGTTGCGGGGGCCCACGTTCCGCTGCTGATACTGGGCGTTCCAGCGGTTGATCTCCGCTGGCGAGGCGCTCGCCGGGAAGTCCACGTGGATCTGCGGCGGAGCGCCCTTGCGGAAGATTTCCTTGCTGGTAGCCGAGGCGAAGAGCCAGCTGGTGATCGGCAGCATGGCCGCCTGAGTCGGCGACACCCCGAACAGGCCCGACCGGGGGGCGTCGAGGCTGATGTGGATGACCTCGCGCGGCTCGAACGTCGCCCGCTGCCCCAGCTCGGTCACCTGCGCGTAGCCGGTGACCGTACCGTGCTCGTCGGCGATCGGCAGCATGCTGGGGCAGTCCAGCGAGTACAGGGCGACCGGCTGATTCGCCAGCCACACCACCTCGACGAAAGCGTCTCCGAAGACGAGCAGGTCGGTGATGATGCCGCGGAGGATTTGCCGGATGTTCTCCCGCGGGTTGCAGTAGGCGATCATGCGTTCCAGGAGCAGCACCTCAGCCGGCTTGTCCGGCTGTTCTTCCCCGCCGGAACCGTCGCCGGGGTCCCAGTCCATGACCAGGCCGCCGGCCGTGACCGTGCGGGCGATGGCGTTGACGGATGCCCAGGCCCACGGGCAGGCCATGTAGGCGTCGTACAGCTGAGTCAGGTTGCTGCGCCGGTCAGTCCCGGTGGCTCCGCCGATGCTCTGGCGGGTTTCCGTGAGTCCGCCGGGTCCGATGCCGTACTCGTAGCCGGCCCGCTCGGGAAGCTTCGCCGGGGCGGTCTCCAGGACCTCCGCCTGCCCCGTCACCCCCTGCCACCAGGACTTGAGGCTCATTCGAGTTGCACCGTCCCCCCGGGCCGTGGGCCGTCATCATCGTCGAGCCACCAGGCGGTGTCGTCTGTCGGTTCCGGGGCTCGGTAGCCGGCGCCCGGACCCAGCGGAGTGAGGAGCCCTTCAGGCTGGACCGGGGTAGGCGTGTCGAGGAGCAGGAACTCGGGGCCAGTGCCCAGGTTGGTGAGCAAGTACCTGAGGCTGTCGCAGCTGTGGTCGTCAGCCGTCGTGTCGGCGTCCTCCGGATCACCCTTAGTGGCGTGTGGTAGATCGGACAGTTCGCGGTACAGCTCGGTCACCGTGGAGAACAGGTGCAGGCCGGGGCAGGTCTCCCAACCCAGAGCTCGATGGTGGGGGCAAGCGGGCTTCTCGGCGAGGTAGCTGCGGACGCGCTGCCAGCCTGTGACGCGGGAGCCTGCGCCTTTGCCTGCCCTCTCCAGGTGGACACCTTCGTCGGCGTACACGTCGGCAATGGCCTTCGCGTCACCGCGGGTGGCCCACATGGCGTCGTCGGCGAACCGGACTGAAACGTGCTCGCCTGGGGCTTCAGCGGCGAGAATCTCTTTCGCTTGGTCGGCTTCGCCGACTCCTCGCCTGTAGATCTCCCGGTAGATCCAGACACGGCCGTCCTCGTCGACTGCGCCCCAGAGGACTGCCCAAGGGGCCGAGAAGCCCCAGTCCAGGCCGTTGTAGCGCTTCCATGACGATGGAAGTGTGATCGGGTCTACGACATGCCGTTCACGCTTCAGCTCAGGGAAGAGCATGCCGGCGAACACATCCCAGTCTCCATCCAGGTATGCGGCACGAAGTTTCTCGGGTAGGGCCTGGAGGGATTGCGCGTATTCGGGGTTGACGTGCGGGTTGTCGGATAGCTTCGACGGGATGAAGCGGACCGGGCGGCCGTGCTCGCCGGTGACGACCGTTTCGCCGTAGTTCGTCGGCTGGATGTACCGAGTCTTGACTGCGCCGTGTCCGGGGCCGCCAGGGTTGGTGGCGGACCGGATTCCGAGTACGGGGATGTCGGAGCGGCCGGAGCGAAGCCGGGATTCCAGGAACGAGCAGACGTCTGGGGGGGTGAGCGTCCGCTCATCGAAGATCAGCATCTGATACTGGCCGCCTAGCCGCCTGGACGCATCCTTGATGGACTCGGCGTACCGAAACATCAACAGCGATCCGTTCGGGAAGCGCAGCTCGTACTCCGTGCCATTCCACGAGGCGCCAAGCGCGCCGGCGTATTCCGCCTGCGCGAGCTCCGCAAGCAATGACTCCTTCAGCTCGCCATAGGTGCGCCGGAATGCGCCGACCCGGATCCCCGGGTGCCGGACGCAGGTCCGTATTGCCTCCATGACGAGCGCGCGACTTTTCCCCCGCCGGCCGCTCCGCCGTACAGCAAGTCGTACTCGGTGGCGTCGTGGAACTCCTGCTGCTTGGCGGTGGGAATGTACCCGAGCAGGCCGAAGACGTCGATCTTCCGCAGCCGCTCGGATTCCCGCCGCTGCGCTTCAGCCTGCAGGGCCTTCAGCTGGCGGAGCTTGTCCAGCTTCGCGCGGAGTAGCGGGGATTCCGAGTGCTCCGGCTCCGAGTTCGGCTTCGAGGCGCTGGATTTGGGCGTCGAGGGCATCGATCGTCAGCACCTCCAATTTGATGGCGCTGTCGAGGCCGAGGAGCTTGGCCCGGCGGTCGAGGATCTTGAGGGCGGCTTCGATGGCCCGGGGGTTGCCCTCCATCGCTTCCGGCCAGATCGCCTGCTGGAGGGAGTCGATGCGGGCGAGTTCGAGTTCCCGCCACGCCTCGATGGCCAGTCCCTCCTCGATGACGTGCTTCTCGAGGGCGCGCCGAATGTCGGCGCAGGCGGCGTTGCGGCCGGAGTAGCCGAGGGCCGCGGCGATTTCCGTGTAGGTGGCCCCTTCGATTTTCATGCGGATGGCCTTGCCGCGGCGTTCGGCGGTGGAGGCCTGCTGTGCTTTTGATGCGACCATCGCGGCCTCCTCAGGTCGTCCACGACGCCGGTAGCTGGACTGGTTCCAGCATGGGCTCGGGTGCGGGTAGCGGTTCGGGGGTGCAGTTGCATCCCGGGAGGTCGTCCGCTTGGGGGGCGGTGCAGGTCTTGGCGTGGACGTGGGCCGCGGCGTCGATGCCGATGGCGTGGTTGATGCAGCCGTGGACGACCCGTGTGCAGTCTGTGGCGAGCGGCAGCGGCCCGGGTTCCGGGGCCGCCGCCTGGGGGTCGGCGAGGAGGAGTTGCTCGTCGCGCTTGGCCTGGTAGGTGGCCAGGTAGGCGGTGACCTCGTCGTCGGTGAGCCGGCGCTGCCAGTGCACGGCGGCCGGCCCGCCGCAGAGTCCGCAGGTAGGGCCGCCCGAAATGGGCTCGATAGGTTGCGGATCTGGGGTGGTCATCGGGGGCTCCTCATTGGACGCCGTACCACTGGGAGGCCCAGCCGGTGTTGATGATCGTGGTGGTCTGCTGCGTCAGGTCCAGGGTGCCGGGCAGGCTGGACTGGCCGGACAGCATGTTCGAGTACCGGAGTCGCGGGGCCGACAGGCCGCAGTTGACGGTGATGCCGGCCCCGGTCGCTTTGAACGTGAGGCCGTTGGTCGTCCATGTCCCGTTGAGCAGCATCGCGATGTAGTACTCGCCGGGTGCCGCGGTGAACGGGGTGACGAGGTCGACGCTCTTGCCGACGGCGCCAGTCAGCAGCGATGACGAGATGTCTGCGGTGACGCCGACGAGGGTGCCCGCGCTGTTGTAGACGCCCAGGTAGCAGTTCGCGAGGCTGGCCGCGCCGTCCACGCCGGCCAACCCGAACCAGATTTTGGACCAGGTGATGGAGGCGCCCTTGATCGTCAGCTTGACGAGGGTGATGCGGCCCGCGACACCCGCGTTGGATTGCGCGGTGACGTGGCCAGCGTCGTTGGGGTCTCCAGTCCATGCGAGCAGGCCTTGGTCGCCGGGTTGCGGAGCGCCGTTCGCCAAGTTGATCCCCGAGGCCGCCGGCGCGGATCCGGAGACCTTCACGACCTCGAGGATCGAGCCGGCCTTCAGGGTGACGGCGGCGGCGTTGCTGGTCTGCTGCGCCCACCGCAGCCGGAGCAGGCCTGCGGTCGCGCCGGTGGTGACGATGCCGCGCGGCATGGCCATGATCCCGGCGAGGGTCGCGGAGGACGCCATCACGCCGATGTCCGAGTTCGAGCCGAACTGGCGCGCGGCCACCTTGAGCTGCGCTGATCCGTCCGGGACGGTCGTGCCGAGCGTGCCAGCGAACGGCGCCCAGCCGCCGGTCGCGCCGGACGGCACCGTATAGGTGATCGTCGCGTCTGCGGCCTCAGGCCCGTCGAAGAGCAGGGTGGACGAGAATCGGTACACGCTGTTGGCCTCGAGGGAGGCGTACAGGTGCCCGTCGTCGGCGACCGTGGTGGTCGACGTCCGCGTCTCGTCGACCGATTTGACCACGGTCTGGGTGAGTGCGGACAGTGCACCGACTGCGGCGGTGGCGGCTCCTGCCGCGTCGGCGCCGATGTCGGCGGCGGTGAGGGCGTCGCTTCCGCCGGTGGCGTGGCTCGTCTTGTGGGCGATCGGTGTTCTGGCGTCGGACAGTCGACTGTCGTCACCGGTCGCGACAGTGCCGGCGGTCGTGCCGACAGCGCGGGTCGCCGAGTTGCCGAGCCCGAGGTTAGTTCGGGCGGTGGATGCCGAGCTGAGACTGCCAAGGTTGTCGGTCTTGGTCAGTGTCGTGTTCTCGACGGCGGTGACGCGACTCTCAAGCGCGCTACCTGCGCTGGCTGTGTACCCGCCGATGTCTGCCGGGCTGAGTACGTCGCTGCCGCCGGTCGCGTGGCTGGCCTTATGCGCGGTGGGGGTTCGTGCGTCCGTGAAGCGGGTGTCGTTGCCTGCCGCGGCGGTTCCTGCCCCGGTGCCGATGTTCGCGACGGCTGCGGTTCCGAGACCCAGGTTGGTTCGGGCAGTGCTTGTCGAGGTGAGGTCGGACAGGTTGCTGGTCTTCGCGAGCGCCCCAAGGAGCGCAGGGGTCAGGACCACGTCGCCCGTCAGGTTGTTGACGGATGAGACGGCCCCGCCGCCACCGCCTCCGCTGATCGGCTGCCCGCTCCCCCAAGCCCCGGCCGTCTTCGGTCCGTAGATGACGAGCGCCGAGGGGGTGGCGTTGTTGATGTACCAGTCGCCGTCGATGCCAGTCCCGGCCGAGGGCGCTCCGCTGCCGGCCAGGATGCTGTTCCCGCGCGGGCCTGACGTGCCGGCGGAAGAGACTACGACGTAGGGCATTCCGACCACCTCCTACGCCGCAGCTACGCGACGGCTGAAGAGCGGGCCTTCGAGGAAGCACGTCTCATCGGGCAGGTCGGGATCCGTCCAGAGCGCGAATGCCCAGCAGCCCGTACCGAGGGCCAGCGTGGCAGAAGGTGAGAGAACTACCTGCACGGTCGAGGCGTCCACGTCGATACTCACGTAGCCCTGGGCTGTGGCCGTAGCCGTCACCCCTACGAGCGGCACCGGCGATGCGTCTGAAGCGCTCACGCGGACGGTGAAGGCGAAAGTCTTCCCCGCGATGTTCATGCGGGTGCCGTCGTCGTTGAAAAACTGGAAGGTCTGCGCCCACTGCGAGCCCGCGACGAGGGCAATGCGATGCCGCTGCGGCAGGTCGGGCATGCGCAGCCACCCCCGATCGCCTTGCGGTAGGTCAGGCCGCCTGCAGGCTGTAGGTACGGCGGGCCCGTTCCCGGGTGGCCTTCTCGGCGCGGATCACGTCTATCGCCCGGAAGACAGGGCGACCGCGGCGCCGGTCGGCTGCAGCGAGGCGTCCGCGATAGCACCACGCGCGGACCACCTCGGCTGTGACGCCGGCGGCTTCTGCTGCTTCGGCGACGGTCCAGAGAGTCGCGTGGAGGTCTACGTCGAGGTCGACCATCGTGTCCCCTTTCCGGCGCGCGCCCGGAATCGCAAAAGGCCCTCGCCGGGTGAACGGTGAGGGCCTTGAGCACGTTTGGGCATGCTGCGTGTACCCGAATCGTGATGCATCACGCGGCAGAAATCAAGCCGCCCGGGAAATGCCAGTGGCAAGACCCTTCACGTAGGCGTCGTATTCGTCGCTGGTGAGGATCCGCTGGCAGTCGGGGTCGCGGCATTCGATGTACGGCCGATCGCCGACGAGTCGGAGCTCTCTGGACTCGGCCAGATATGGACCGTGGCAGCGGGGGCAGGGCGCGAGCCGGCGGACGTCGTGCTGCGGGTGAGCTTTGATGAACCGCTGGGCGGCGCCGTGCCAGCCCCGGATTTGGCCGGCCGGGTTCGCATTCCCGCGGTCGTGGGGTTCGCTGGCTGCGGGGTGGTGCTGCATCATCCAGTCGAGGTGTGCGCCGAGTCTGCGGGCGGCGTCGGTGATGCGGCGGCCCTCGGTGATGCCGCTGCGGGTCGGCTCGGTGTCGGCGGCCCAGATCTTGCGGCGGGTGAGCACGTCGGCCGTCAGCTCCTCCATCTCGTCGAGTATCGCCTCGAGGAGGAGCCGCGCGGCTTGGCCGGGCCAGGCGGGGGCGTCGCTGGAGCCTCGCGATCCGATGGTGGCGGTACTCGGCGCGTGGGTGCCGTAGACGGATTCGAGCTGCACGGCGGCCAGGAGTTCGGGGATCTCGGCGAGCTGATGCCGGGCCCGCTCGAGGCAGGCATCGCATTGGACGGGCCGTCCCCAGGCGGGGGTGAGCGTGTGCTCGGTGCCGGTCTCCTCGAGGAGAGTCTCAGCGCGGCGCCAGGCCGAGTTGCAGTTTCCAGGACAGGGGGTTGCAGTGTGCACGGTGGCTCCTCGACAGCGGTGGTGCGGAGGGCGCGGGGTGGTCTGGCGGCGGCGATCACCCACGCGCCCAGAATGGCATGCCGTGCAGACAAGGCAGTTGCACGATGGCGCAGGGGGCAAGACTTGTTGTCGCTCCTGCGGGTGCCGCTCATGCTCACGGGGACGGCTGGCCGGCCTCGCAATAACAGTCGGGGTCGGCGTTGCAGTAGCCGTACTGGTGGTGGTCGATGCGGTGGCCGCACTCGCACGGTTCGGACGGCAGCGGGTCGGCGAGTCCGGCGGCCCGCAGCCGGTCGTGGACGGCTCGAAGCTGCGGGGCGGCTTCGGTGGCTGGCGCGAGCCCGGCGAGGAGTTGCGCGGCCAGGCTGGTGAAGCGTCCCAGCTCGCGCAGGACAGTGTCCCGCTGCTCGCCGGTGAGGCCGTCGGGCAGGGTCGTCACGGTTGGGGCTCCTTGGGTTCGTCGAGGGCGGCGCGGATGTGGCGGATGGCGCCAAGGTGGCCGCCAGCCAGGTCAGCGTTGGTCGGGTTGTCGCGGACTGCACCTTCGATGCGGTCGCACTCGGTCCAGACTCGGGTGAGTGCCGTCTCGGCCTGCCTGGCCCGCTGCTTCTCGGCCCGCCATTGACGGTTGCGGAGGCTGATCTGAGCCCACAGGTTCTGGAGTTGAGTCGGGTCGGCGCCGTTCGCGCGTAGGCCACTGCGGAGAACGTGGAGTTCGGTCTCGGCGATCTCGGCGCGGCGGCGTTCGGTCTTCGCGGCCTTCTCGGCGCGCTCGGAGCGGCGCCCTACGAGGGTGGTGAGGCGGGCGGCGGCAGCGACCGAATCTTCGGCCTCCTGCTCGGCCGTAGCCAGCCGGGCGTACAGCTCGGCAAGTGCTTCGCTGGTCAGTTCCTCCAGCGGGATGTGGCCGGGCTGTTCGGTCATCGTTCTTCTCCTGCCTTCTGTCGCGGGATGAGCGGCCACTCCCCGCGAACTTCAGCGCTCGGATCGGCGCGCCGGAACCAGGCCTGGAGCCCGGCCTGCTGCTCGGCCCGCCACGCGCGCTGGGCCGTGTACAGCTGCCCCGGCTCCATCGCGCTCAGCTGCGGGTACCGCTCGAACTGGGCTTCGGTGATCAGCAGGGCGGCCAGCGCGTCGGCTTCCGCAGTGTGCCAGTCGGTGAGTTCGACCCCGTACCGCTCGGCGGTCGGCTTCAGCTTCCGCATCCCCGAGCCCTTCACGTACCGGTCGACCTGCTTGTCGATGACGTGCGGGTCCAGCAGTGCGGGCTCTGTCAGGTCGAGCATCCGCTCACCCATCGACGGCAGCCGGTGCCGTTCCAGCTCGTAGGCGAGGACCGTCCAGTCGAACGACAAGTTGAACGCGATCACCGGCATGCCGGCCAGCAGGGCCTGCGCCAGATGGTCGGCGATCTCGTCCAGGGCGACGGCAGGGTCGACGCCCGTCGCAGCCCGAGCATTGTCGACCCCGTGGATTGCCGTGGCCTCGGAGGGGATCGGCACCCCCGGGTTGATCAGCCAGGACGTCACCGTGTCGGGCAGGCCTCCGCCACGGGCGGCCAGTGCGGCCGTGACGATGCGGGCCTCGTGCGGGTCCGTGCCGGTGGTTTCGGTGTCGAAGGCGAGACGGCGGACGTCGCCGAGGCGCGTCATTGGTTCGATGGTCACTGATCTTCCTTCAGCAGGCGGGTGGCGCGGACGGTGCGGAGGTCGCGGCGCATCTGCATGCGGCGCAGGATCTGGCGGGAGGTCGGCGCCTCCCAGCGGTGCCACCCGGCGGGCTGCTTCCAGCGCTGGGCGTGTTCGCGCTCGGGGATTCCGCAGTGACGGCAGGCGGACGGGGTGATCTCGCAGTCAGCCACGGGGCACCTCCGCGATCGAGAAGGAACCCACCGTCCGGAACCCGGCGAAGATGAAGCCGTTCCTCGATTCCAGGTCGACGACGACCTCGAAGGACGGCGAGCCGAGGAACTGGCGGGCGTAGAGGGCGATGCTGTCGGCCAGGGCATCCCCAGTCAGCGCACGCTCGATCGGCGCGGGAGCAGGGGCACCCGACCGGCCGCCGTGTCGACCGATGCGGTCGAACGTGATCCGGTACACGGGAGCGTCAGCCACGGGGCACCTCCGGCAGCGAGTCGTGCGGGTCCCCGACGGGCGCGGCCAGCGCAACCTGCTCGTTGGCGATCTCGCGAATTCCGCTGGCCATGACGTCGAGGAAGTTCACCGAGTCGTCGTCGTAGGCCGCGCCCTCCAGCAGGCGGGCAGCCTCCTGAAAGTTGTCGGCCCGGACGAGTTCTCCGGCGGCGACGTCCCGGCGGAGCCGTTCCAGACCGGCCTGCGCGTCGAACATGCGGGCCGGCCGGTCACGCTCGGCCTCCAGCTCGGCGATCCGATCCCGGTCCGCCCGCATGCGCTCGGCCGCGTCCGACAGGGCCTCGTTCGTCGCGTGCCGCTCGGCCTCCAGTTCGCACACCCGAGCCCGCAGATTCTTGACCTCGCGCTGAGCGGTCCGCGTCGCGTTCTCGGCCCGGAGCCTTGCCATGCCGGACTCATCGGCCCTGGCGATCAGCTTCTCGTTGTCCTTGATGACCTCGTTGCGCTGGTCACGGAAGGCGTCACGCTCCGCCCGCAGCCGGGCCAGCTCGGCCGCCGACTCCGGGTCGCAGTCCTGGACGGTCGGCACCAGCGGGCTATCAGTCATGGTGGAGCCTTTCATTCGTCGTCGGTGTTGTCGTAGTCCTGCTCCCACCGGTCCCACGCCCGATCCTCGGCGGCCAGCTCACGGATGGTGGGCTCCCAAGAGGCGAGCGGATACGGCTGGGCGTCCGGGGCGAGGTTGTTCACGGCCGGCCCGCGAAGGCGACAGCCCGGTCGACCATGCCCTGCACCTCGTCGGCGCCGACGCCTCCGTACTGGTCGATCAGGGTGAAGTCGCTGGGCTGAAACGGCGCCCACTCCTCCGGGTCCTTCTCGGCAGGGGTGAGGAGCCGGAAGGAGTCGACGCAGTACGGGATGCGTTCGCTCTTCTGGTAGGTGGCAACGATGACCACGCTGCCGACGCGGGTGACGTTCAGGATGTGGGCGTCGCTCGGGGTGTGGATTCCAGCGAGAGCGCGGAGGGCGATCCGCTGGCGAAGGGTGGCGATGCGGGAGGTGACGTTCATGGAGGTTCCCTTCCGGGGTGAAGCGCGGGCGGTTGGGTCAGGCGGCGAGGCGGTGGGCCGCCTGCTCGAAGCGGGCAGCGGCGGCGCGGTCCTTCGGCCGGTACACGGCGAGACGAGCGGCGAACGCGGCGAGGTCGTACAGCTTCACGACGATCGACTTGCGGACGCGACCCTTGAGCGCGACGGCGGCGCGAGCGGTGGCCGTCGGCTGAACGCGGGTGGAGAAGGCTCCAGCGAACCGTTTCGCGATGTCGGGGGCGATGCCGACGGCAAGGAGATGAGTGCGGGCCGTCTGGGGCGTACCGGCGGCCACCTTGCGGCGGGCCTTACGGGTCGCACTGACGGCGGCACGGGCGGCCTTGCGGGGGGCGCGGAAGTCGATCGCGCGCTGGCGGAGGGTTTGGCGGGCGGTGCGGGCCTTGGCGTTCATGGGATCCCCCTTGGTTCGATACACCCATCATGAGGCCAACGTGTTGGCCAGTCAAGAGGCCTACGTGTTGGATATGGCAGAGCAACGTGGTGGCCTCGCCATAGGCCAATACTTGTGGGATCCTGCATCCATGTCCGACTACACGCCCGACGACGAAGCCGTCCGCCTCTACACCCGCTACAAGCGCGCACGCGAAACGGAAGCCGAGCTCAAAGACCCCGTCCGCGAGCAGGCCGCGCACGACCTCAAGGCCGGCGCCACCGTCAGGGACCTGGCGAAGCTCACAGGCCTGACCCCCGAGTTCTTCCGCCGCATCGCCCGGGCCGAAGGCGTTGAACGACTCCGGCCGCCGACGGTCGGCAAGCTCAAGTCGGAGGCAGAATGAAGACCCACGAGAGTTGCCAGCACACCGCTTACCGGCTCACCTGCGCCGACTACGACGCCCTGTGGGAGCACGCCGAAGGACGATGCGAGATCTGCCGGAAAACCCCTGAGGAGACCCCGGATGGCCGGCTCGGTATCGATCACGCGGGCGAGTACGGCTACTTCGCCGTGCGCGGGCTGCTGTGCTCGAAGTGCAACACGTTCATGCGGTACGTCGACCGTGGCCAGAAGTGCAACGGCTACGCCTCGCAGTACCTGCAGAACGCCTGGTTCGTCCGCGTCCTCAAGCAGCGCCACGAGGACAACAAGGCCGTGACCCGGAAGGCCCGAAAGGCGTCAACGAGGGAGGCCTCCTCGTGACCGCCGCCCGACTCGCGTTCATCCGCGCCCGCCTTCAGGAGGACCGCCAGGTCGCGAACGGCCACGAGCAGGCGTCGGCTAGCTGGCATGCGGACGACTGCGTCATGGAGGTCCGAGATGACGCAAACGCGGGGACGGTCGCCACCGTCTACCGGGCTGGCGACCTGACCCATGTCGTTCGCCATCATCCTGCTCGTGTCCTCGTTGAGGTTGCATCGAAGGAGCGCCTGCTCGACTGGCTCGAACAAATGCAGGACCGGGCGTCCGACGCCGACTTCTGGGGCTTCGACATCGACGAGGCTCTGAGCCTACTGATCCTGCCTTACGCGGACCATTCCGATTTCCGGCTGGAATGGGCGCCGGAGGGGTGACCCGTAGGCCGTTGCAGGAGTAGCGTGGAAGCTGCGCGACCAACGCACTGGCTCTATGCCTGCGAGAGCCCCGCCCGGGTTGGCTTTGGGCGGGGCTTCGTCGTGTTCCGTAACGCCGGGACCCCCGTGCGCGGCAGACTGTGCGCATGGGGGTCTCTGACGTGTCGTACATGGTCCGTGCTGGCACTGCTCCCGAGTGTCAGCGGGCGCTTGATGAGTTGTGCCGGCTGGTGGGTGCGCGGCCTACGATCCTGCCGACGGACCGGCATGGGGCTGGCTGGATTGCGCGTGCGGTGGTCACGCCGAAGGCCCCCGCGGGTGGCGAGGGCCCGGTCGAGCGATAGCTAGTCGTCGCAGTCGCAGTAGTCGTTGACCTGCTGACAGTCGGGGCAGCGTGGGCAATCGCAGCCGCACGGATGGGCGCTGTCGTTACAGCTGCACTGACACATGCTCTCGCCGCAGGGGTTGTCATTCATGTCGCGTTCCTTAGAGTGCTGCCATGCCGAGAGCGGCGATGACAAGGGCGATGACGTGGGCTGTCTGGTCGACGTGCGCGGCGCCGCCGCGGCTGATCCAGTCGATGGATCCGGTGTGGGTCATCCACCAGGTGACGGGCCAGCGTCGGTCGATGAACCCGTGGGTGGCGGTGATCCACACCAGGGCGGCGATGGCGGCCGGGACGCTGACGGTGAGATCCAGCAGTCCCACCCCGATAGCCAGGGCGACGGCCGTAGTGATCGTATGCGTGCCGGCGTGGCTCAAGTTCGCGATCCACCCCTCCCGGCTCTTCTCCATCTTGTGAGCGGACTGGTGATCGCTCTGCAGGGCGTAGTCGGCGGTCAAATGGGCGACGTAGAGCAGGATGAACATGCTGGCGAACATCGAGCCTCCTGGTGCTGGTTACTGGTCTCAGCTTGGGGCCGGCGCCGGAGTCGGAAGGGATAGAAACATCCCCTCGGGCTGTGAGGCGGGCCACGACGCCTTACTTGGTGATCGTCTTCGCGAAGAAGCCGCGGGTCTGCGTGCTCACGGTGTGACTCTGCTGGCTGACAGGCCCGTTGTAGTGGTGGTTGTGGGTCTCAGGCATGACCGCCTTGGCGCTGCGGAGCATTCGAGCGATGGCGAAAATCGGGGCGGCGATGGCCACGGGTGCGGCGCAGATCATGCCGATGACGACAGGGTCGGCGTAGTCGGAGGCGACGAGGATCAGCGAGGTGGCGCCGCCGACGGACAATGCGGCGACGCTGCCGCAGAGCATCAGTGCGCCGGTATCCGTCGCCTTCTGGGACATCGGGGGCCGGCCGGGCTGCGGGACGGGTGGGGTGGGTCCGACGGCGGGAAGCGGGCTGCGATCGCGGTGGCTGGTGGGACCGTGGTAGATCGCTTCGACGTCCGCGACGAGCTGCGGGTCGGGGATGCTGTTCACGACAGGGGCTCCGTTCGGTTGCCGCGCTCGATAGATGATGCGTTCAGCTGCTCGTTGAGTTCGGCGACCTCGGTGAGCTTCTCGAGGATGGGGCTGAGGTCGAGGCGCAGCGTCATGTGCGCGGCGGTGCTCTTGCGTAGATCGGTGCGGAGCCCAGAGCCGCCCGGGTTCAGCATGGTGAGGTGGGCTTCTACGAGCTTTTCGGCTGCTTCCAGTAGCGCGACAATCTCCTGGGCGTTGTTGGCGACGAACTCGTAACGGGGCGGGATTGCGGGCACGGCGGGCTCCTCGGTGACAGCGGCCTGGTTGGGGTCGATGGGCGCGAGCGGCCGGGCGGGGGCCGGCCACCCGCGGGTGGTTACTTGCTGGAGACGTCGTTGACGGCGTCGCTGGCCATGCGGACTCCGGTGCCCATGACGTCCTGCACCTTGGCGACACCTGTGGCACCCCACGGGGTCGCCACGAGGAGGACCCAGAAGAGACTCACGACGAGGAATTCGCGGCGCTTGAAGCTGGCGTCCTTCTTCATCCAGATGCCGATGCCGCCCGCGACGAGGAGGAACAGGGCGGTGATGGTGAGGGTCATGACGCACTCCGGGTTTCTGCGAGGGGGGTGTCGAGAGGGGCTGCGGTGTGCCAGTCGCGCTCGAGCTTGCGGAGCTTGTCGAGGCGTTCCAGGCGGGCGGTGGCGTTGGCGACGTTGGCGGGCTTGAGGCCGGTGACGTCGGCGATGGTCTTGTTCCGGCGGGCGCCGTCGTCGACCGCGTGCCAGACGCGCTGGGAGCGGGTGAGGGGTACGAGATCGTCTAGCTCTTCGTCTTCCACGTCGGTCCTGCTGGTCGAGACGTCGATGATCGTGGGGTTCCTCCGGGTGGCGCCCTGCTCCTTGGCGGCCAGCTCGCGGAGGAACTGCTCCTCGTCGGCGGCATCGAGGTGCCGGTACTCGTCGCGCCGCAGGTAGGCCGTCCCCGCCGCCTCGGCTTCGGGGGCGGTGAGGGTCTCCATGGGGAACTGGCGGCTGAGGCGGGCGGGGTTGGTGTGGAAGGCGGCTCGGGACTGGGTGTACTGGTCTTTGCCGTCGGCCATGTAGAAGACGCCGCCGGTCTCGGATCCGTCGGGGAAGCGTTCCGGAAGCGGTTCGAGCCGGTACTTGGGAGTCCGGGAGCCGAGGGACATGACGTCAACGTCGGTGCGGGCCGTGCGGAAAAGGGCAATATTCCCGGACTGGAGCATGTCGCGGATCGCGTTGGCGCTGCTGTCGGAACCGAGGGAGTCCAGGTTGGGGATCTGGACCCAGACCCGCGCGGCGATGCCGGCGGCCCGGGAGAGGCGGCCGACGCTGGAGATGGAGCGGAGGAGCGGCTTGACATGGTCGGCCAGAGGGTCCTTGAGGACCATTTCGTTGAACTCGTCCCAGGTCACGGTCATGGGGGCGAACGGTTCCCCGGGGACGAAGAAGCTGCGGCCGTTCTCGGTGTACCCCTCGGCGTCGAGCCACTGCATGGTCATCTGCTGGGCGTAGCGGTACTCGGAGACACGGTTGGCGCCCTGGCCCATGAGCATGGCTCCGTAGGCGGATTTAACGAGCCAGTCGAGGTCGTTCATCCAGGGGGCGTAGCCGGCTCCGCCCTTGCCGTCGGCCAGCCAGGAGACGAACCCGTTGGCGCGCTGGGCGACCTGGAGGTCTTCTTCGAGGCTGGTTTTGCCGGCGCCGGTGGTGCCGGAGCCGAAGGCGTGAACGGCGGAGGCTGAGGAGCGGCCGGACATGCCGCGGCGCTTGGGGTCGTATTTGAGGAGTCTCCATCGCGTGGGGTTGCCATAGATGTCCTGGCCAACGGTGATGTAGCCCTGGTCGTCCATGATGAGGGCGTCCAGGTCGAGGGCCACGCCGCGCTGGAGCGGGTTGTTGCTCATCTCGTTGACCTCGATGCGGCGGGAGTCGAGGACGCGGAGGTGGAGCCGGGAGGCTGCGCCTTCGCCCTGCAGGTCGAGGGCTTGGGCGATGCTGCCGGCCTGCACTTCGGCGACGCCGGATCCGCGTCGGGGCATGAGGAGCTTGAAGCGGCGCCCGTGCTCGGTGCGTTCGACGTCGTACAGCTCGCTGCCGTTGTAGGGGCTGTACTCCTGCCAGACGGCCGACAGGTCGTTCTCGTCCAGCTCACCGGATGCTGCTGCTCGCAGGCGCACGGTGAGCTTGGCCCGTCCTGCGGCCATGTCGTCGGGCCGGTAAATGTTGACGGCCCGCGGCGGAACCTCGAAGGCAATCGAGACCGCGTCCTGGCCCACACTGAGGGCCGGCTTGGCCGTGGTGGAGACGATGACGGCGGTAAGCCTGTCGTCATCCAGCTGCATGCTGACGAGGCGGGAGTCGGGCAGCGGCCCCCGCTCGCAGGCGATCCATTCGTTCCAGCGGGCCAGGTACCACTCGGCGGTCCTCGCCTGCGCCTCGACAGGGTGGGCAGGGTCGGGCTTCTGCCACATGCGCGCGCCCCACGCCCCGGCGAGGGAGGTGACGACCAGGGGAGCCCACCAGGGGGTGTCGAGGTATCCGGTGGCGGGGATCGCGGCCAGCGGTCCGGCGCGCAGGGCCATTTCCGTGGCGCTGTAACGTCGCCACCAGCCCTTCTTCCAGTCCGGCAGGACCTTCGCCCAGGCGGTGCGCAGGAGCTCGCAGCGGGCCCGGCGGGCTTCGGCCGTCGCCTGGCGGACCAGGGCCGGACGCTCGGCGTGCCAGTACCAGCCGTTGGCAACGTCGTGAACGGGGACGAGTATCCCGTCTGTGTTCACGGTCAGCGTCTCAGCGTGGTCCTCGGCGAGGCGGCGGCGCATGCGGCGCACGGTGCGCCGGTAGCCGCGGCGGCTGGAGCGGCACATCCACTCCCACGGCTCGCCCTGGCCGGGGAGCCAGCGCCAGGGGCCGGGCAGCATCCCCAGGGCGGCCCAGCCAGCGGCTACTCCGGTGGCGCCCATGGTGGTGAAGAGGAGGGGGTCGCCGGTGAGTGTGGAGGCGGCACCGAGGCCGGTCCCGATGTAGAGGCCGGGGTTGTTGAGGGTGGCGATCCGGGCGCGGATGCCGGTGAGTTCCTTCGGGTTGTCGTTGATGGTGGGTGTGGCGGGTACGGTCGTCGTCGCCATCCGCTTTCTCCGTTTCGCGGTTGGGAGGGGCGGGGTCAGTGGGTGACCCCGCCCTTCGTGGCGTTTAGTGCCGCTGGTTGAAGGCGGGCTCGGCCATCTGCACCGAGTGGGTGCGGTTGGCGTCGGCCATCCGGCCGTGCTGGCCTTCCGTTTCGCTGGCCAGGCCCTGTGCTGCGGTGGCGAGCACGTCGGCGGCGGAGACGATCGCGGCGACGCTGCCCGCCATGGCGGTTGAGATCGTCGAGATTTCCATGTAGGCGGTGGTGGTCGGCTCGTCGACGCTGAGGATGGTCATGGCTTCGGACAGGTAGCGGGCGGAAGCGGCCCGGTCTTCGAACCGGTCTTTCATGCGTTCGACGGCCTGCCGGGTGCGGGCGGCGCGGATGCCGTAGGCGGCGGCCCTGGCCATGACGGCGGCGTAGGTGATGGTCGTGCCGATGGCCTTTGCGATGCTCATGGTCAGGCTCCCGTCGTTTCGAAGACCTCGGTGTGGGCGGCGGTATCTTCCGCGTCGACGGTGTCGCTGACGTAGAAGGGGCGTTCGGCGACCGATTCCATGTCGGCGGCGATCCCGGCGTACACGCCCTGGCCGGCCTCGAGGAGCTTCTTTGCCTTCACGACGGCTTCGTCCTGGGCGTATGTGTGCTGTTTGAGCTGGTTGAGCTGGCTGTTGATCAGCTGGTACTGCTCCATGCAGCGGGTGACCCAGCCGGCGACCCGGTCGCCAACTCCGGCGTTGCGGAGGGCTGCGACGAGGTCGTCGGCTCGGCCGATCTCGCGCTCGCAGCGCTCTTGGAGGCGGTCGTAGACGGTCAGGTCGTCATCGCACATGAGGGAGAGCTCTTCGCTCTCGTCGTGGACGGATTCGTAGGTGACTTCGGATGCCATGCGGCCAACTCCGTCTTCGGGGGGCTGGATGGGTGTGGCCGGCGCTGCCGGCTCGGGCTCGGTGCCGGGTGTGGCGGCAGGTTCGGATCCCCTGGGGGCTGGAACTGGTGTGGAGTCGGAGGGTGGGGCTGTCGCCTCGGGCTGGGGGGGCGGCGCCGGTGCGGGGCTGGCCGGAGCCTTCTCGGGGTCCGGCTCGCCGCCGGCCGGACCGGCTGCGGTTGTGGGCTTGGCGAGGGTGACTCCGGCCGGGGCGCCTGCGGTCGGCGGCGTGGTCGGCATCGGAGGGGCCGCAGGCGGGGTGATGATCGGCGCGGGGTCGGGTGCGCCTTCCGCCTGACGGCGCTTGCGGTACTCCCGAAGGGCCGAGCTGCCGGTGTCGCGGGCCCAGTACACGCCCTTGGCTGCCCAGTTCCCCAGGTGCCGGCCCGCTGGGGTGGCGACGCGTTCCAGCGGCGTGTGCCTGCGGTACCCGGATCGGAAAGCCTCAGGGATCGTGAGCGGGGTCCCGTCGCTGCCCTTGGGATTGTCTCCGTGCTTGTCGGCGATCTTCCGCACGGCTTTCTCGTGGCGGACTTGCTCGCGCCGTAGGTCGCGTTCGGCGGGGCTGATGCCCAGCCGAGCCTGCTCGCTCTGCGCTCCTGCGGCCCATGCCAGGAGGCAGGCGGCGATCAGTACTTCCATCGCTTCCCCTCACGTTCTGCGACGGGGAGGGGTGAACGGCTGGCCGTGCGCGCACGTGCGCGCGTAGCAGATCCGCCGGTTCATCTCTACCCGGGTGAATGAACGAGTGAATGATTACTGTGTGTAGCGTTCCGTGATGCGCTGGAGCGCGTCCGCTACCTCCAGCCAGGCCCGGTTGGCGATCACCGGGTCCACCTGTTGGAGGGTGCTGCGGAGGCGGTCCATGCGCCGGAGGGCCCCGGTCTTGGGGGATACGGCGTCCGCGCGCTTGATCTCTTTGGGCCAGTACGAGCTCACGACGTCATCCCTTCGGCTGGCGGGGGCAGGGGCTGCCGGGTCTGCTTGCCGGGTCTGCGAACGTTCCGCTCACCGGGGTTACTCGTCGGCCTGCGACCTGCAAGTATGTGGTTCAGACTGCTTCCGGCAGTCTCGGCAAGGTCCAGCGGTTGATGTCGCTGGGCCCTGCCGGCTATGCCGGGGAGCGGGTCAGGCGGGTACGGCTTCGGCTTCTCGGGTCTCGATCTCGCCCCAGGTCCGGCGGACGCGGTTCTCACGGGCCTGGAATCCGGCCCCCTTGAAAGCGGCATACGCCTGTCGGTAGGAGCGGGGCGGTTCCATCGCGTAGCGAAGCCAACGCACGACCACTTCGAGCTGCTCGTCGGAGAGGGTCACGCCCGGCTTGGGAACCTCTACGCCAGCGGCCACAGCAAGTTCCTCGAGGGTCATGGCGCCCTCGATGGGGACCTGCTCCACCCCCGGTTCGCTGTCCGTTTCGTCCGTGGTCACGGGCGAGATGGCCATGGCCTCGATTTCCGGGATTACCTGCGTGGCCAACGTGTGGCCACCGTGCTCAGGAGCGGTGTGGCCGGGGCCCGTGGCCACGGGGCGTGGCCCGACCGTCAGAAGCTCCCGGGACATGAACGCGGCGGCCTTCTCGCCGTGCTCCTTGTCAGCCGCGGCGAGGGTCTTCTCGGCCTTGGCACGAGCCTTGCTGATCCTCTTCTGGGCCGTGGTCAGCACCTTGGCTTGGGCGATCTGCCGGGCGGTGCCGGCGAGGTGCTGGGCAGTCTCAGTCGCTACTTCGGTGAGGGCTTCGGACGTCAGGTGCCGGGCGTCGGCCGCTGCGAGAGCTCGGGCGTTGCGGTCGGCGGCGGACTGTTCGGCGATCAGGTCGGCCGTCGCGCCGTCGGCGAGGACGTTGCCGACGAACAGTCGGAGCCCCATGAACGCCGCGGCTGCGACTGGGACGCCGGCGAACACCTGGGCGTGACCGAGGATCAGCAGGGTCGTCACGGACACGCCGATCGCTACGGCAGAGAGGCCGAGCATGACCGTCATGCCGATCTTGGACCGCTGTCGGATCGCGACCTCGGACATCCGCAGGGAGCCGATCCAGAGGGCGTCGTAGACGATGGCGATCGACCAGCCGACCGCGAGAGCGGCCTTCCCGTGCAGGCCGATCATCTGGCCGAGCTGCCCGCCGACCGTCACGGCCATCAGGGTCAGGGCGGCGCCGGTGAGGAGCTTCTCGACGATGTTGAAGACGTTGAAGTCGAACCGGCCGAGCCATTCGGGGCGCTTCATGGCTGCCTCCTAGGCAGCGTCGGCGAGCGGCTGCCCGTCGAGCACGTCGGTGAGCGGGCTGCATCCGGGGTTCGCTTCGTCGTAGGCGGCGGCGTCGAGCCAGACGGCGGCGGCCATGTCGAGGTCGCCGGCGTGGAGGGCGGCGAAGTAGCGGCGCTCGATGGCCTCGCGCTCTTCGTGTTCGGCCCAGGCGAGTTCGATGGTGTCGGGCATCTCGATGACGGTGGGCGCCTCGCCGGCGGGCGGGGTCGCGATCAGGGTGAAGGTCGGCATGGCTTACTCCTCGGTGGTCAGGCGGGGTGACTGGAGTGGGCGGCGGCAGTGGCGTCTTAGCGGCCCTGGCGAGGGTTGGCGAACAGAACGAAGAGGGTGAAGGCGCCCAGGCCAAGCAGGGCGAGCATCGACAGGACGATCAGGAGGTAGTCCATGGCGGTAGTTCCTTCCAGCGGTCGGTCGGGGTTGGGTTAGCGGCTGAGTGCGGCGATGGCCTTGGCGGCGAGGCCGCCGTATTCCTTGCTGCGGGTGGCCTTGGCGGCGGTCAGTGTGTCGAGTGCGGCGCGGATCGCGGGCTCGGGCCAGCGGGACCTCAGGCCGAGGACGGCCTGCACGGCGGCCGGGGTTGCCGAGCCTTCCCGCAGCAGGATGGGCTCGACGTTGCGCTGGTAGTCGGCGACGATCTCGGCGAGACGGGTCTGAGTGGACACGGCGGTTCCTTCCGTTGGTCAGGCGGTGGGGCGGGGCATGGCGCGACAGGTTTCGGCGTGAGACTGGGCCCAGTCGCGAGCTGCCCTCTCGGCAGCAGCTGCGGTGACGCACTCCGTCTTCAGCAGCGCGCTCACTACGGCGTAGTCGAAGTTGGAGCGTCGCCCGCATCCCCCGCAGGCGGGTCGATAGCCCTCGTTCTGCGGGGTCGGGTCGCGGTGGTCGATCACATCGACAGTGATGTCCTCACCGAGGATCTCGGCGGCCTTGGTCAGGTAGCGGGCGATGACGCCCTCGGGCCAGGCGGTATCGGGCATGACGGTGTCTCCGGTGGTCAGGCCTGGATGGCGGCGAGGCGGTCGAACTCGGCCTTGTTGGTCTGACGGAAGGCGGTGATCTCGGCGTCGGTGATGCCGTGCTGCCGTCGCAGGGTGTCGACGTTCGCGGCAGCCTCAAGGTTGCTGGCGTTGAGCGGTCGGCCGATCCGCGCCCAGTGGTCCTTGATGTGGGCCTGGATGGCGGCGCCGAACAGGATCCGGGCGCGCTCTTCGGCAGGGGTTTCGGGCATGACGGTGCTCCTCATGGTCAGGCGGGGGTGGTGGGGTGGGGTTCAGCGGTTGGTGACAGTCCAGCCGCGGCCGGACGGGCGGATGATCCCGCCGGGGGTGTGGATCTGGCCGCCGCTGGCGCCGAGGCCGAGACGGTCGAGGTCATCGAGCAGCATCGCGATCCGCCCGGCGATGGTCTTTGCCTGCAGTTCGAGGAGACGGAGCTCGTCGGGGGTGCCGGTGAACATGGCTATGCCCTTCAGCTGACTGATCGGGGTCTAGCGGTTGGTGTGCGCCTGGCCGATGCCGAGGGCGGCTACTCGCCGTCCTGCGGGCGGATCGGGTCGTGGTCGCCCTGTCCGCACCAGTCGCATGCGGTGGGCTGGTCGGCGTGGGCGGCGGCCGTCGCGAAGGCGAGGCGTGCGGCCAGCCGGTAGGCGGACTGGCTGCGGCGGGAGGGGTGTGCCGGGTCCGCGAGGATGGCGAGGATCCGGCCGGTGAGGCCTTCGGCGCGGTGCTCCTCGGTGATCGCGAGGGCCGGGGCGCTCATGCCGTCATCGCCGGGCGGCGGACGTGGGAGGCAGCGGCGTGCGCGGCGCGGTCGATGAGCGTCTCGCGGGCCTGCTGCACGGCGGCCGGGATGCCGTCGGCGGACTGCACGGTGATCGCGATGACGGGGACGACCATGGGGATGGCCTGGTCGCCGTCCTCGTCGGGCTCGGCGAGCATGTCCAGGATGTTGGTGAGGGTCTCCGGGACGTAGGCGGTGATCTCGTAGGCGCCGAAGTCCGAGTCGGGCGTCGCCTCGACGATCACGATGCCGTCGGCGGCCTCGACGGTCTGGATGATGTCGCCGAAGCGGTAGTCGGCCGGGATCAGCGACAGCAGGCGGGCGGCGTCGGCGCCCAGCGTGGCCTGCCCGGACAGAGAGGTGCTGGTCAGGATAGTGTTGTTCGACATGCGGGTCCTCCTGGGTGCAGGTAGGTCATCGCTAGGCCCTGACCAGGTGAGTAAGACCTGTTCAGGGCCCTTTGCGTTGGGCACAACCAGAGGCTATCCCATTCAGGGGTCGCTTGTATAGGATAGATGGGAGACATCTTGGAGCGAGAGGAGAGGCCCATGGCGCCAGCCACCTACATGGACGTAGCAGACGCGATCCGACGCGACGTCGAGGCGGGTCGCTGGCCCATCGGCGACCCCATCCCCGGCATCGACAGACTCAAAGACGAGTACGGCGTGTCACGGCAGACAGCGAACCGAGCCGTGCAACACCTGGTCGCCAGCGGCCTGCTCTACTCGGAAGGCCGCCGCGGCACATTCATCCGGCCGCGCCTCGGGCCGCCCGCCGTGGTCCGGGACCGCATCGCCTACAGGGACGACATCGGCTACTTCTTCGACCGCAACGCGCAGGACTGGCGCGGCGTTGGGGCCGGCTCGCAGGTGGTCGGCGTAGCTCCGGACGAGATCGCTGACGCGCTCGGCGTCGCACGCGGCGAGCACGTCATGATTCGTGACCGAGCCGTCGGTCCGCCTGGCGCCGATTACCCGCACCAGTTGGCCACGTCGTACCTGCCGATGACCCTGGTGGGCGAGCTGCCGATCCTCGGCGCTGCAGCCACGGGGCCAGGCGGCATCTACGACCGAATCGAGGAGCACCTCGGCGCGGCGATCGAGTGGCGTGAGTCGATCAGGGCGCGTCCGGCGAGCGATGAGGAGCAGCTGCGCCTGAAGATCAGCGCCAGCATCTGGGTGCTAGTCGTAACCCGCGAGTCCCGGGTAGGCGAGCAGGTGGTCGAAGTGAACCAGACGCGGATGGCAGCCGACATGTTCGCCGTCTCGTACCACGTCGAACGTGACGAGTCGGCAGTTTGGCCGCGAGCCACCTGACCCGGATAAAGCGAAGCCCCCGGCCGACGGCCGGGGGCTTCGTTGCGTCAGCCGAGGGCCCGAGCCGATAGTGGGCTAACGATCTGGGCTGCCGCCATGGTCGCGATTACTGCTTCTCGAGGGCCGTCTTGTACTCGCCTGCTTGTTCGGGGGTGAGGAGCCGGCTGACGCGCACGAGGGTGGCGCCGTGGACGTAGTCGTATTCGGCGAGCGCGGGCATGCCCTTGGTGACGGTCTGGATGTAGGTGGCCCGGGTCTGGGCGTCGGCCGCGCTGGCGAAGGCTTCGATTGCGCCGCCGAGGGATACGTCGCCGGCTTCGACGCCTTGGGTGTCGTCTGGTTTGATGCGGCCGTCCTTGAAAGTGATCTTCGAGGTGTACTGGCCGGGCCTTCCGAGCAGGTGGTTGGGGTCACTTTCCGCGGTGACAGGGGCGCTCCCGGTGGCGGAGGGTACGGCCGCGGCGAGAGCCTTGTACGCGCTCGAGGCGTTGGCGGCGGGAGACGCGGTGGACGGCGACGCGGGCTGGGGCTTGCTGTCGCCGCTTGTCGGGCTCGAGCAGCCGGCGAGGAGCAGGACGGTGCCGGCTGCGAGCGCGGCGAGGTGCGTGGTGCTGGTTCGGCTCATGCGGCCACAGGGTGTCGGTGGAGGCGTCGCCCTGTGGGCGATGTTGCTGGTTTGTGACCTTGCCGGGGCTATTTCAGCTGGTCAGCATGTTGCCCGTCAGCCGGTCGCGACTGAGCCTCCGCTCGAGGGGCGCGCCGGTCTGGGGAGACAAGCGGCGCGCCCCTCGCGCGTTGTTCAGGCGGGCTGCCAGCTGACGGAGCCCTCTTCGACGTAGCCGCGAGCTCGGCTGGTGCCGGTCGGCTGGAGGGTGTCCTCGTCTCGGTCGGCCAGGTAGTTGGTCCAGAAGCTGACACGGGCCCGGGCCGCGCCGATGGAGCCGTAGGGCCCTTCGTGCTTGGTGGTCTCGGCGCCGTCGCGGTCAGTGATGGTGATGACGGCGCGGAACACGGTGGCGTTGGCGGCCATGCCGATCGATCGGGCCATGGCTACTTCTCCTTGGTCTGGTTGATGCGGACCCCGGCCCAGATGAGGGTGAGGCCGAGGGCAGTGACGCAGATGATCAGCAGGTGCCAGATGCTCACGGGGTCTCCCGGGGCTCGACCGTGTACGTCGTGGTGATGCGGAGGATGCGGAACTCGGCATTGGGGAAGCTCTGCTCGCGTGCCTTGAGGCAGGCGACCGCACGGTCATGGCTGCTGAATTGGGTGCTGGCGACAAGCCAGTCGGTGTCACCGCGGCGTTCGACCATCCACTCGTAGACGTGGGGGTACGGGTTGGGCGTGGTCTCGTTAGCGCTCACGGGGTGGGCTCCTGGGGGTTGAGGGCGGCGCGGAGTTCGTAGGCGGCCCCGCCGTGGGTGCGGAGGACTGCCCAGTCGGTGGCCAGTTGCCGCACGCGGGCAATCGCGGCGAGCGCGTCATCGAGGGCCAGGGCCTTGGCGTTGAACGCCCGGCAGGCAGTGTCGCGCTCGTGTTCGGCCTGCTCGGCGCGCTGCTCGGCGGCGTCGCGCTCAGCCTCAGCGGCCGTCAAGAGGTGGATGGCGCGGGCGGCGAATTCGGAGGCGGCGGCGTCGAGAGAGTCGCACCGTGCCTCGGCCGCCTCTGCTCGCACGTAGAGGGCGGTGAGTTCGCGGTCGCTGAGCTGGTCGAGGAGTTTCCGGCCGGGCTGCTCGGCGTTCTGCTGGCGTGCGGCCTGCTGCTGGCGCGCCCAGTCGATGGGCCCGGTGGGCTGCTGCTCGGCGTGGGGTTCGGGGTCGTCGTCCCAGTCGATCGGCGCGGTCACGGCTGGCTCCCGTCGTCTTGGGTGAGGAGGTCACGGAGGGCGGCGAGTCCGGCCGGGGTGAGGCCGATGTCGACGGACCAGACCTGCGTGTCGAGGTAGGTGATCTCGGGGAGGTGGAGGGTCACGCCGTCGCCGTCCGGGTTCGGGGTGATCGTGGGCTGGTCGGTCATCGGTCTCTCCGGTGTCGTGGCTGCCCGTTTGCGGGCTTGTCGGGTGCGGTCGGGGTGTCGGGGATGTCGGAGCCCCAGTACGCGGCGTGGGGGTCCGTCTGGCGGGTCTGCCGGTCCTGCTCCTCGCCGTGGCGGAGGGTCCGGCTCATGGCGATCGCGGCGAGGACGATGACCAGGACGGCGGACCCGGCCCACCCCCAGCCGTTCACCGCGGGTCCTCGCCATCGAGGCGATCCACTGGCCCGACCAGCTCCAGCCCGATCACCAGGCGCATCCCGCAGAGGGCGAGGATGCGATCGGCCCAAAGGATCGTCAGCGTGGCGTGGCCGGTGAGCATCTGGCTCATGTGCTTGGTGGACAGGTTGAGCTGGCGGGCGGCTTCGGCCTGGCTGGTGCCGGTTACGGCGAGCGCGTTGTGGACGTGGCGGCGGAGGGCGGCTTCGGCGGGGTCGATCACGGCTGTTCCTCAGGTTCGGGCGGCCACGGGTCGGCGCGGACGGGCACCGGTCCGCGCGGCGGCGGATCGTTGCGGGTCTCGCAGGACCGCCACCACCGAAGGGCCTGCCGGGGCTTGGCGGCGAGCAGGATGGCAATCTCCCAGGCGAGGACGGGTTGCGCGGCCCACCAACGCCAGGAGGTTCGGGTGACGTGCCGGTAGTCGATCTGCCGCCACGCCCAGAGGGATGCGCGAGACAGGGGTGCGGTGCGGCCGGTGAGGTAGCCGAGGGCCAGGCCGCCGGCGATGAGGAGCAGGGTCAGCACGGCTACACCTCGGCTTCGGGGGCAGCCCAGCGCAGCACGTGGGCCACCGTGAAGCCGTTCACCGACAGAGTCGGCGCAGCCTCCTTCGCGAGCTTCAGCGCGGTGTCGAGGTCGAAGCGGTGCTCTGCCAGCCACTCGTCATCCCGCTGGGACGGGACCGACTCGTGGCTCCACTGGCCCGCTGCGCTCAGGCAGGAGCCGTGACGGACGACGGCCCACAGGTCCCGGCCGCGGTACTCGACGTTGAGACTGAAGTGCGGGGCGTTGTCGTTGGTCTCGGGGAGGCAGGAGACGACGTATCGGGTCGGCCGGACGGTCGGCTCGGGCTGCTCGCTCATTCGGGGTCTCCTTGCTGGGGCGGCCAGGGGTTGGCGCGGAGGACGAGCGCGGGCGAGCGGGGCGGCGGCGGGTCGTTGCGGGTCTGCCAGGCGTGCCAGCCCTGGACGGGATGCCCGATCAGCCAGCTGATGTTCTCGGCGGAGCGGATCGTGTAGACGGCGGCGTAGCGGAGGCCTCGGGGGCGGGTCTGCCAGGCCGCCCAGTCGGAGGCGGCGCGGGCGGGACGGGTACGGCCGGTGATGTAGCCGACGAGCAGCGCGGCGCCGAGGAGGAGGGTCAGCACGGCTGCTCCTTGTCGTCGGGCAGCGGGTACCCCGCGCCCCTGAGCCGGTCGGCAAGGTCGTTGCAGTCGATGCCGCCGATGTCGTTCGACTCGATGACGTAGTCGCAGACGATCCGCATGACCTCGTCGAGCCGCTGCTCCGCGTGCTGCCGGAACTCGTGCGGGGTGGGCCGCTGGCGCCGCTGGATGGTGACGGTGTAGTCGTCGGTCGGGTTGTCGCCGCTGCGTAGGTCCATGGACACGGACGGGGCGCTCATCTCGTTCTCGACATAGTTCTCGGCGCTGTAGCCGTCGAGGACTCCGCGCATGCTCGCAACGAAGATCTTGAGGATCTCGGTGGCGGGTTCCAGGGAGAGGGTGGCGACGCCGTCGCGGATCTCCAGGGAGCGCATCATGGTGCCGTCGGCGAGGATCTCGGCGGCCAGGTCTCCGAGGGCGTCCATGGCGGTGTCGGCAATTCGGTTGGAGCGGTCGGTGTCCTCCTGGCCGTAGGTGCTGTACATGGCGGTGGCGATGGCGTCATGGGCCTGCTTGCGGCGGGCGGCGCGCTGCGGTTCGGTCAGGTCGCTCACGCTCCGGTCTCCTCGGCGGCGCGGTCGGCGGTCGCTGCGTCCTGGATGAGCTGGATCGCGGTGATGCAGTCCTCGCGGCTGACCGCGCAGTCGCCGCGGTTGTGCTCGATGTGCTCGTAGATCTCTTCGGCGGAGCTGGTGTACGGCAGGTTCGTGTTCCAGTCGTCCTCGACGGCGAAGCCGATGCCGACGGTGCCGAACTTCGGGAACCCGATGACGGCCTGCCCGTCGGCGACGCGGACGCGGTACAGCCAGTAGTCAGCGCCGATGGGCGGGGTGATCAGGAGCGGGCCGATGGCGGCCGTCCGGTCGGGCTGGTCGCGGCGTTCAAGGATGAGGGGCATGGTGCTGCTCCTGGGGTGCGGGGTGGGTGGCCGGCCCGCAGGTGACGGGCCGGCCGGGGCGGGGGTCAGGCGGACAGTCGGGGCTCGATGTACGTCCGGCCGCGGTTGTAGTGCGGGACCGGGTCGACGCCCGGAACGACAACCCGTTCGTCACCGTCGATCTCCTGGCCGTCTCGGTGGTAGACCGGCCCGTCCGGGTCCTCGTGTGCCTCCTCCCACTCCGCGAGTCCCTCCGCGTCCAGGCCCTCAGGCGGGGTTTCGCCCCGGTACCAGTCCTCCGTGATGCCGAGCTGGTCGAGTTGCGGGCCGTCCAGTTCGGACACCAGGTGCGTGGTGCCGGCATGGACCTGGTAGCCCTTGGCCTGCGGCAGGTGCGCGTAGGCGGCCTGGATCTCTTCCAGGCAACCGACCATGCGCTGCTGCCACTCGATCGGCATGGACTGCATGAGGGTGCGCGGCAGGACGAGGTAGCTGGAGTAGGTGAGTTCGAACCAGGCATGGACGGGGCCGTCGGTGGGGTGCTGCTCGTTCATGTGGGTCTCCTGGTGGATGCTGGTGGGGTGGCCGTCCCGGAGTCCCGCCGGGACGGCCGTCTGCGTGGTCACGGGGTGTGCGGGTCGCCGCTGCCGGGCGACGGCTCAAGGGGCCAGCCACCCAACCCGGCGGGACGGGCATCCGGCGCACCGTCTACGTCTCGCGGCCGGTAGGCACCGATGACGTCTCGCAGCCAGCCCGGCATCTCTGCAACCGGGGGCCACCGTTCGGCGGAGTCCTCCCACTCGACGATGACGTCGACACGAGCGATGTCCTCGCGGAGGACGTAGGCCAGGCGCAGGCCGTGGGGCTTCTGGGTTCGGCCGATCAGGTTGGTGAGAGTGGGCGCATCGGTGAGGTCGATTCGGACCTCGTGTCGAATCTCGCGGGCGCTGGCGGCGAGCGGCCCTACGGGCAGGGCGTGATCGTGCGGGGTAGGGATGGTCGGCATCAGAACTCCTGGTGAGGTGTGGCGGGCTGTCAGGCCGCGGCGAGTGCGGGTTCGCGGATTCCGGCCGCGGCGGCGGTGAGGGCGAGGGCGAGCGGCGGCGGGACGGCGTTGCCGACGATGAGGTGCTGCTGGCCCTTGCGGCCGTGGAAGGCGAGGTCGGGCCGGAAGCCCTGGAGGGCGGCGCATTCGGCGACGGTCGGGGTCAGGCTGCGCAGGCCGCGGTCCGCCCACCGGTCGGTGCCGGCCGCGTTCCGCATGCCCTGCCTGCTGCCGTTCCCGAAGGGCTCCGCCCCGCCGGTCGCGGTGCCGCCGCCGGTGACGGTGGGTGCGGGCCGCTGCGTGTACCCCCAGCCGATGGCGTCGGCCATGGTGCGCAGTGGGGGCTGTCCGGGCCCGCCGTGGGTCGGGGCGGGCAGGAGGGCGTCGCGGTCGCGGGAGGCGGTGAGGACGGCGCGGAGCCGGTTCTGCGGCAGCCCGTAGCCGGCCGCGTCGACGACCGCGGTGTCGGCGCTGTATCCCCAGCTGCGGAGGATGTCGGCGTACTGCTCCCAGACGGGCAGGACCGACGGCACCTGCTCCATGCAGACCCAGGCCGGGCGGAGGTCGTGGAGCCAGCGCATGGGCTCGGCGGTGAGGATGCTGCGGACGTCGCGGCAGTCCGCGTCCAGAGCGGTGCGGGTGTCGCGGCCGACGGCGAGGTCCTCGACGGCCTGGTGGACGAGCGGCAGGTCGTACAGGCCCAGCTTCTTGCCGGACTTCCCGAATCCGGGGCAGGGCGGCGACGCGGTGAACCCGTTCGTCCGGCCGGTGAACGGCGCGGTGGGGTAGGCGGCGACGTCGCATTGGATGGTGGGGTGCCCGGCGGCGGCGCGGGTGCGGCAGGCGGGCCAGGCGAGTTCGAGGCCGGTCTCGGTGATGCCGAGACTGCGGGCGCCTTCGGCCCAGCCGATGCCGGCGAACAGTCCGAGGTTGATCATGAGGGTCTCCTGGGTGCGAGGGCGGGCGGGAACCGGGTAGCCGGTCAGGCGGGTTGGAAGGTCCACCAGCCGTCGTAGCCGTCGGGGATGTTCGGGTAGTTGGCGAGCATCGGTTCAAGGACGGTCAGGTCGAGGGCCATCTGGAAGGGCTCCTGGGCGCCCCAGTACCGTTCGCCGTCCCATCGACCGCAGGTGTCGCCGCCGTAGCGGCCGTCCAGGTCTGCGGAAAGGACCGCGTGGGGGGCGTCAAGGGGCAGGCGTTCCGGGAGGTAGTGGCTGAAGAGCTTCAGGGAGCCGATGCAGGCGTAGGTGATGCCGGCCCTGCGCCGGAACCAGAGTGCGTGGGCGCTGCCGCTGAACGTGATGCGGTCGCCGCGTTCGTGCTGCTTGCCGGTGATGGTGGAGAGGTCGATGGCGTAGGGCTTGCGGCTGATGAGGAAGCAGGTTTCGCGGCGCATCGGTGTGCCTTTCAGGCGGCGGGGTGGCTGCAGTTGGTGAACCAGGCGTGGTCGGGGTCGGTCGTGGATGCCTCGATTCGGTCGCAGGGTTCTGTTCTGACGGCCTGTGGGGGTGGTTCTGGTGTCCTTGGACCCTGGGGCGTTTTCAGGGCCTCTCAGGGGCCTTCAGGGCCTTCCGTGCTTGCCGCTGCTTCGTCCGGTACGCCTTCTCGCCCTCCCAGCACCCGTGCGGGCAGGCTTTCGGATCCTCGCCGCGGTAGACGTGGGCGGCATAGCCGGCGTGGTCTCCGTGGCGTTGCGGCCGGCCGTCGAGGAGACCGGCCCGGCAGGCGAGGAGGACGGCTTGCGGCATGGACGCGGCGCCCAGCTTCCGCATGACGCGGGTCGCCACGTTCGAGATGGACCCCTCGGTGAGGTAGATCCGGTGGCCGGTCTCGGCGTAGGTCTCGCCAGCAGCGGCGCCTTCGAGGACGGCCATCTCGTGGACGGTGAGGAGGGTCATCGCGACCTCCGCAGCCGCTCCGCGACCGGGGTGCCGGTGGCGTCGAGGTGGCCGTCTGCGGTGGCGAGGAGGAGCAGGGCCCGCTCGAGGACGTCGGCGGGCGGCTCGAGGCGGTAGCAGCGGCGGAGGATGTCCGCGGTCCGGTCGGTGGCGGTCAGCCGCAGCGGGCGCGGCTTCGGCGCGGTCACTGGTCGGCCTCGGTGAGCGCCGCGTCGAAGCAGTGGGGGCAGTGCCGGTCGCCGCACGGCTGCCCCTGGCTGTGCGCCTTGGCGATGCGGTCGAGCTCGGCGCGGATCTCCGGGTCCTTGACGATGCCGCCGGCGATCGACCAGGCGAGCTTCCAGGTGTCGACGGAGGTGTTGATCTCCTGGGCGAGGAGGTGGCGGAGGCGGTCGTCGGGCGGCGGGTAGGTCATCGGGGTCTCCGTTCGTGAAAGGCTGGGTGGGCGCCCCGCCGAATTCGCCTCGGCGGGGCGCCCTGCGTGGTCGGCTGGTTGCCTGTCAGCCGATGGGTGCGGGGCGGGTCAGGCGGGCTGGCCGGTGGAGTCGAGCCGGTGGTAGTGGCTGATCCCGTCCCGGCCGGGCCGGCGAAGGCCGCGGCGGCATGCGTTCGGGTGGGCGGCCAGCAGTTCGGGCGTGCAGGGCACCCACGGTCCGGGGGCGGGTGGGCCGTCGAGGATCGCGAGGATGGCCATGCCGAGGTCCCAGGCGTCGGGCTCGTCGACGAGGTTGATGTGGGCGAGCAGGTTGCGGATGGCGGTGTGTCGCTCCGTGGTGGCTTCGGCGTGGAGGCGGAGGCGTTCGAGCTCGGTCATCAGGCGGCCTTTCGGGTGCGGAGGTCGGTGGTCCGTTGGTGCGGGCTGGGGATGGGTCCGTGCCATTCGGTGCCGTTGAGGGCGGCGGCGAGGTCGGCGTGGTGCTGGGCGGCGGCGGGGTCGTGGCGGGCCCTGTAGCGGGCCGTGGCGGGCCGTGGGCCGCCGAAGGTACCGTCGGGCCACTGCTCGGCCAGGAGCGTCTCGAGGGGGCTCACCGCTTGGCCTCGATGACTGTCAGGTCGGAGGCCAAGCGGCGGACTTCGTGGGCGGCGGCGCACTGGCAGGTCATGAAGCAGCCCCCGCTGGTGCTGTGGTCGGGGCAGGAGCGCTCGAGGCTGTCAGCCGTGATGTTGAGGATCTTGGAGGCGTGTCCGTCGCGGTTGGCGGCGGCTTCCTCGGCTTTGGCCGCCCGCTGCTCGGCCTGCCGAACGCGGTGTTCGGCTTCGGCGAGGTACGGGATGACGCTGTTCTCGCGGCGGTCCCGGGCGGTGGTGCCGGCCTCCGTCGAGGTCAGGCCGTAATACATGCCGAGGGCAGTCCAGATACCGAGCCAGCTGTCGGCCTTGCGGATGCGGTTGAGGGTGGCTTGGGCGGCGTTGGGGGTCTGGGCTTGCAGGTTGAGCGCGGCGACCGTTGCCTTGCGGGCCTGCTCTTTGGCGTCGAGGACCTGCTGGTAGAGGCGGCCGACGGACGCTTCGGCTTGCTTGGCGCGGGTGGCCTGGCGGCGGGCCTGAAGGATGGTGGAGGCGTGTGCCAGGTCCCGGCGGTAGGAGTACTGGCGGGCTTCGATGGCCTTGTCCCGCCAGTAGTTGATCGTTTCGTGGCTTCCGAGTTCGACTGCCGAGCGGTCGCGCCTCGTTTGATCCAGCTCGGCGTACAGCTGGGCGAGGGCTTCTGGGGTGATCGTGTCGACGGTGTGCCGGGTCTCGGTCATGCGGCGGTGTCTCCGGCTTCTTCGTAGCGGCGGTTGTGGACGGGGCTGCTGTCGGGGCGTTGGATGCCGTTGTCGTGGCAGGGGGTGCCGGGGGCGGTCTGGCAGGTGGGGCAGACGGCGGTGGCGGTGGCGTGGTCGGCGAGGCGGGCGGGGCAGGGGCCGGTCTTGGTGTGGCGGCCGGAGCGGGTGGTGCAGCGGGCACCTTCGGCGGCCGAGCAGTGGGGGCAGCGGACGGCGAACGCGGGATGCCGGGGCGGACGGCCGGCACGGAGGGTGGCGGGCATCGGGGCGGAACGGAGGCGATCGGTCATCGGTGGCCTGCCTTCCAGCAGTCGGGGCAGATGTCGCGACCTCGGGGCCGCTGGTGCCAGTCGGTCCAGAGACGGACCTCGGTCGAAGTGGTGGCCATGACGTGGCCGGCCTCGGCGCCGCAGTCGGGGCCGTCGCAGCGGATGACGGGGTAGCTGGCCGCGGTCATGCGGCACCTCGACGACGACGGCTCGGGCCCTGCATCGGCACGATGTGCGTGATCTCGCGGAGCCTGTCGGCGATTCGCTCGCCGAGCTTGTCGGTCAGGTCGGGCCCCTGCTTGACGCCCCTGTCGTCGACCGCGGAGAGGGCGGGCAGGTTGCTGGTGATCAGCGTCGGCAGCGACTCGTTGTAGCGCTCGTTCAGCAGCCGGTACGTGGCCTCCTCGGTGAACTCGCTGATCTTCTCGGTGCCGAGGTCGTCGATGAGGAGCAGCGGGATCTTCTTCAGTCGCTTCACCTCGTACTCGGTGCCTCGCTCGCTGCCGCCGGGCCGCATCAGGGCGTACATGTCGGGGGCGGTAATCGCGATGACCTCGTACCGCTCGGGGCCGGCCTCGGCGATCCGGCGCAGGGCCCCGTAGGACTGGTGGGTCTTGCCGGTGCCGAACGATCCGGTCAGCAGGACGAAGCCGGCGGTGCGGGGATTGTCAACGACGCGGTCGGCCCAGGCCTGGAGCTCGGGGTGGGTGCAGGTGGCGCCCTGGTAGCGGTACGGGGTGGCGGTCTCCCAGCGGGCGAGGGACCAGGCGGCGCGCCGGCGGCGGTGGTATTCCGGGTGGCCGGGCTCGTCCTCGTCGGGGGTGTCGTCGATCGGGCCGGGCTCGATGCGGTCGAGACCGCGGGCTTCGAGTACGCGCTGGAGACGGGCGGTGAGGTCGCCGTTGAAGGCGCGGCTGGGTTCGGGCATGGTCAGAATCCGTTCGCGTAGTTGGCGTTCGGGTCGAGCCGGAAGGGCTGGTGCTTCTGGCCGTCGACGACTCGAAGGTTGGGCTGGCCGGCAGGCTCGTCGTCGTAGCAGCCCTTGTTCAGCCAGGTCGCCGGATGCTTCGTGTACTTCGGGTCCTCGTTGGCGCGCTCTCTGGCGTAGGCCTGGGCGCCGTCGATCATCCGCTGGGGATCCGCGCCGCGTTCGAGTGCGGCAATCCAAGCCTTCTTGGCTTCCTCGCGGGACCGCTTGAGCGGGTAGTTGTGCCAGAAGGCGCCGAAAGCGGCGAGGTGGTGGTTCTCCTGCTGGCCGGTCTTGCCGTCCGCTTGGGGAGCGGGACGGCTGACGACGGCGGGAGAAGAGTCTTTATGTAGTTGGTTGACTGACGGTTGTTGGTGGTTAGGGCGGCGTTGAGTGCGTGACGGCTGGGCGTTAAGTGCGTGACGGCTGGGCGCAGAGTCTGTGACATCGCCTGTCACGGACTCTGAGTGCGTGACAGTCACGGACTCTCCGCCTGTGACGGTCACGGACTCTGCGTCCGTGACGCCCTTCGAGCGGGACCGGCGCTTGCGCTCCGCCGCGGCAGCGCGATACTCGTTCTCCTCACGCTCCAGGTCCGCCCAGTCCGTGGCCGGCCGGACCAGCCCCATCGCGAGCTGCCACCGGGTTCGACCGTCGACAGTGCCGTCTCGCTCGATCAGCGAGGCCTTCTCCAGCCTCCGAAGGGCCCGCTGAACCGTGGTCCTGTCATAGCCGGTGCGGTACTGGATGCGGAGGATCGAGGGGTGCGAGTTCGAGCCGTCCGAGCGTGCGTGCTCGGCGAGCGCCTGAAGGACGTGCCGTCCGGTGGTGTCGGGCTTGCCCTTCTCGGTGCGCGACATGGGCGCATCGTCCATAGCCCAGTTCATGGCCTCGGTACTCACGGTTCTCTTCTCTCGGGAGGGCGGCTTACGCGGCTGCTGGCGATGTCTCGGGCAGCCCTCATGGAGGCTTCGGCGAGGCCTTGTTCTGGCCCGTCGTGCGCTCTGATCCTACCTCAGGGTGTATAGTCACCCGCAATACATCAGCAACACGAGAGGGGCGGAGGCGGTGACTAGTCAGTGCACGGTCAGCTACGCTGGCGACATGACTACGAAGGGAACGCCCGGCCGCATGGTCCGAATCGACGATGAGACGTGGGCCGCCTACGGCGAGCTGTGCGCCGAGGAAGGCACATCCCGAGCCGACGACATGCGCCGCCACGTGCACGCTCGGGTCAAGGCCTGGCGCGCTGCCCAGCGGAAGACCGCTGCCGCGTCCTGACCTCATAGCTCCTCCTCTCCTCGGGCCCCGCGTTCACCGCGGGGCTTTGTCGTGTGCGGGTGGCGGTGCCGCTAGGCGGCGGCGGCCTTGCGGGCGTAGTCGATGGCGTGCTGCAAGGCGTCTTTGGTCACGCCGAGCCGGTCTGCGGCCTGCTGGCGGCTGTGGCCGAGGCGTTCCAGCTCGCGGCCGTTCTCGGCGAGTACCACGTACCGCGGCGGTTCCGTCATGGCCGGGGTGAAGGCGGGGTTGTCGAAGTCGTCCGCATCCCAGTAGGGGGAGGGCGGCCAGCCGTTCTTGCGGGCCCGGTTGCGGGCGGCGGTGACACCTGCCAGGCGCGGGCTGTGGGCTTCCGGCTGCAGCTGGTGGATGTTGTCGTAGAAGCGGCGGATGTTGGCGGCGGTGAAGAGCCGGACGTTGCCTTCGGTGCCGGTGCGGATCAAGTAGGAGAGGTAGCCGGTGCCGGCGCCGAGCCGGTCTTCGAGGACTCGCAGGGGCCATCCGTCGGCGGTGAGGGTCTGGAGCCGGCGGACGGTACCGAGTGCCGGAACCCATGCGCCGTTCCGGGTGGGCTCGTCGCTGGGGGCCGGTACGGGGATGGCGAGGATCTTGGCGGCGGTGAAGTGCCGGATGGGTGAGCCGGTTCGGATCATGTAGTTGAGGCGGCCCGAGTTCAGGCCGGCTGCCGCGTTGATTTCGGCGTCCGTCATTCCCGCGGCGCGCAGGGCCCAGATGCGGGCGATGGCCGGGCCGGCAGGGATGAGGGAGGAGCGGCCGATGCTGCGGAGGTACTCCCACTTCTTGGACTCGGCATTGACGGCGTTGAGGCAGGGCCGGCAGGTGCAGCCGCGACGGTAGCGGCTGGCGGTGCCGTGGTCGGGGAGCGGTCCGGGCTGGCGTACACGGGGGGCTGTGGCGGTGCTCACTGGTCTTCCTCCGTCCGGCGGGTCTGGTGGGGGATCTGGGTGATGCAGGCGCCGGCGACCTGCGAGGCGCTCATGCGGCGGCGCCCCGGCCTGCTGCGGCGATCAGGGTGGCCGTCCCGCGCCACTTGCGGACTGCGGATTTGTCGCGGGTCTGTCCGTAGCCGGCGGTTCGGGTTATGCCGTCGCGGTGGCAGGCGGCGGCGAATCGGCCCCAGTCGTGGTCGGGGTCCGGGGGGATCGGGAGGCTGTACTCCTGCTCGATCTGCCAGAACATGAACGTCCTGCCGGACTCGGCGACCGCGATCACGGTGGGGCGGACGGTGTCAGCCCAGGTCTCGTAGTCGTCGATGCGCTGGCGGGCGCGGCTGGTGGGGATGGTGCCGTCGAGGGCGGGCTGCACAGCGGTCATGGCGTGGACCTCCGATATGTGCTCTGCTTGGGGTGGGCCGCCCCCGATTCCGGCGAGGGCGGCCCGAGTGCTGCTACTGGGCGCTGGCCGTCAGCTCGTCGGCGGTGACGCGGACGGGCGGGAACTCCTCGGCGACCGTGACTTCGCCGCGATCGATCGACTTGAAGATCACGCCAAGCTGGGCAACGTCGTGCTCGTTCCAGTCCTTCTGGAGGCGGCCGAGCTTCGTCTCGATCTGGGCGAGGGTGACTCCTCGCCCGCCAAAGGCCTTGAGAGCGTCAGCGATGCGCTGAGGGAGCGGCTTGCCTCCGCCGTCCTTGAGGGTGCGGTTGCAGGCCTCGATGGCTTCCTCCACGAACCAGGGCGGGAGGACCGACCGGATCGCTTCCCGAAGTCGTCGGGCGCCGTTGTTGGCTGTGTTCTCGTAGATGTCGCGGAGGTCGACGAGCTTCTCGGGGCCGCCACGCTTGTCCCTCATGTGCGGGACGACGAAGATCTGTGCGGCTCGGGTGTTGGTCTGCAGGTCCCAGGCGAAGGCCTGCATTTCGGAGATGCCGGCTTCGTCGTCGCGCCGGAGTTCGGCGATGCCGTAGGTGATGTTGCCGAAGCAGCGGGCGAGTTCGCGCATCAGGCCGACCGTGGGGCCGGAGACGGTCGATCCGCCACGGCTGTACCGGTAGAAGGCCCGCTCTGCCATAGCGTCGAGGCCGCAGGACTGGCGCATCTCGGTGACCGCGAACTGGATGTTGCGGGGGTGCTGCTGGGCGACGACGACCATGGCTTGGACCTCAGCCACGGCACGGGACTGCTCGACGGCGGTGGCCTGCCCCAACTGAGCAGGCGGGGCGGACGGGGCCATGAGGCGCTGGAGGGAGTCGGTGGTCATGCTTCCTTCTTCCGGGCTCGGTAGCGGCGGTTCGCTTCGTTCACGCAGGTCCGGCAGGCCCGGCCGCGCGGCCCATTCGGACGGGAGTTCTCGGGGGTGAAGGCGTGGCCGTTCTTGCAGTGCGTCCGGCGCTGTACGCCGGCGGCGTGCGAGCCGCGGGCGACGTTGACGGCACGGGTTACGGGTTCGAGGTGGTCGGGGTTGCAGCAGGCCCGAACGCGGCAGAGGTGATCGAGATCCGAGCCATCGGGGATCGGGCCGACAAGGAGTTCCCAGACGACGCGGTGGACGATGGCGGCACCGTCTCGGCGACCTTTGCTGATGGCTCCGTAGCCGCCGCGGTTCTTCGCGCCAGTCCACAGCCAGCAGATGCCGGTGGCGTCGACCTTCGAAAAGAGGCGTTCCTCGATCGACTTGACGGCCCTCACGAGTACTCCTCGTCGTGACGGAGCTGGGCCCAGACGGGCAGGGACGTGATGGCGACACCGTCGTGGTAGCCAGGCCAGATGCCTGAGGCCTGGCATTCGGCGTAGGTGTCGATGGCCCGCCGGTTCTTCTCACGCCCTCGGCGGACCGTCTCGCGGTCCAGCTCGACCACGGTGATCAGGTAGGGAGCGGTCTTCTCCTGGAAGACGAAGACCATGACCGTGTCCTCGTCGCCGAGGCCGAGGGCTATGGCGCCGTCTCGGTACCAGGCGTCCTGGCAGTGGTAGCCGCGCTCGTTGACGGTCTTGGAGATGGCGTCGAGGCTGGCGTCGACGGTCGTCTTGTAGTCGGCGAGGATCAGCCGGCCGCCGCTGGTCCTGTGCTTGGTCCAGTCGATCAGCGCCCTGCGGGTGACCCCGGACGGGCCGTCCTGCCAGAACAGGGCTTGCTCGGGAATGCCCTCGCCGGGAGTGAAGAGGGGGCCGGCGATGGGGTGGCGGCGGATCGCTTCGGCCATCGCCTTGACCTGCTCGCACTCCTTGGTGAGGAGCGGCACCCGGCCGTCGAAGCGGGCGGCATCGCGGTCGGCCTGCGCGCCTTTTGCCTTGTAGTCGGTGTACTTGATCTCAGCGATCTCGGCGCCTTCGCCGAGTACGAGACGGTGGGCTGCGTGGCCGAGGTCGAAGACCCGCTTGGGCGGCTGGCCGTGTTCCCGCTCGTAGTGGAAGACGGCCGGGCAGGAAGGGGGAAGGAGCTTGCGGGCGCCGGAAGAGGAGAGGCTGCCGCCAGGTACGGGGTCGGCGTGGTACTGGTCGGCGGTCATCTGGTAGATGCCGGGCTCGGTTACGACGAGCGTCTCGGCGATCGTGGTCATGCGGCGCCGCCTTCGATGAGGGACGTGTAGAAGCAGTGGCCGGCCCGCTCGCTGTGGAGCTCGACGAGACCCTTACGGTGCAGGTCTTCGAGGCAGCGGCGTGCGACAGAGCGGTAGACATTGGTGCCGCTGCCTCGATGGAGGACGGCCTTCGCGCGGCCTGGAGTCCATTCGCCACCCTCGTTGGTGATGGCTTGGAGGAGCGCGGACTTCGCGAGCCGGGGGCCCATGGGGCGCTGATGGATTGCTTTGGGGTTCAGCACGTAGGCGCGCTGCCCATCGACGGCGCGGGGGATGAGCTGGCTGCGGAAGGCGAGGTCGCGCAGGTCACGACGGACGGCGTTGCGGCCGATGCCAGACCAAGGGGTGGCGCTGTACAGGTCTTGGGCTCGCCGCGTTGTGACGGGCCGACGCGGGTCTTCCTTGATGAGCGCGAACAGGCTGTCGCGGCGGACGGTGACGCCCAGGCCTGCCCTCGCCTCGGCGGGGATGACGGGCGTTTCGATACTCACTGGGGTTCCTTCAGGGTGTGCTCGGCCGCGGGCGGGCGGTGTGCCCGTCCGGGGCGGTGGTTAGTGGCGGTCAGGTGCTCTCTGGTTCGCGGAGCGGGGTGACGATGTACCGGTAGGTCGGGTCGTCCGGGCTGTGGATGACTGCCGGGGTCTTCGGTGTCGTCACGTCGATGTGCGTGAGACCAGTCAGCGGGCCCAGCCCGTCGAGCAGGTACACCGAGTTGATGGCGGCTTCGAAGCCGTCGTTTTCGCTCTCGTAGGTGGCGTCGAGTTCGATCACCGATCGGGAGGTCTGGCCGGCGCGGAGGCTGACGCCTGCTTCGCTGGCGTTGACCCAGACCGGCTTTCCGGCCTCTGACACGGCCATCGCGGCGCGAACCCCTTCGGCAAGGTCTTCCGCGGTGCACACGATCCGCCCAGTCTTCGTGAGGATGAGCTCGTCGAGCTTGTGCGGGAACAGGTGCGGGTCGATGAGCATCGTCGAGACCTGGCGGCCGTCCCCCGACAGTGCGGCCGTTCCAGCGCCGTCGGCGGGCAGCGACAGGTGCAGACGACCCTGGAAAGCGCCGGCGTTGTCGGCGAACACCTTGCCGGGAAGGACTCCCATGGCTGCGGCCGACTGTTCGGCCTGCCAGGGAACAGTGGCGGTGGCGATGCGGTAGCGGTCGGTGGCGGTCAGGGCCAGGATGTCGCTGTCGACGCGGATGCGGATGCCGCTCATTCCGGCGAACGTGCCGTCGGCCTTCGGGTCGATGGCCGCCTTGACGCGCTTGTAGGCGGCGGCGAACTCGGTTCCGTCCACGCTTCCCTGGGCTGCCGGGATGGCGGGCAGGGTCGGGTAGTCGCGGCCGTCGAGCACGTTCAGGGCGAAGTGCGCGCCGAGCGTGGTGACCTCCAGCTCGGCGTTCCTGCCGGCGAGGGTGACGTCGCTCTTGCGGAGCGCGCCGATCACCTGGTTCAGCATCTGCCCCGGGGCGATGACGGTGCCGGGTTCGGCGATGTCGGCTGTCAGGGTGGCGTGCGCGGCGGTCGTTCCGTCCCACGCTTCCACCCGCAGCTGCCCGTCGGCGGCGGTCAGCCGAAGCCCGGTCAGGACCGGGTTCGTGGGCCGGGCCGGGAGCTGCCGGGCCGCCCAGGAGACGGCCGCGGCGAGCTCGGGTTGAGGGATGGTGGCGTGCATCAGGCTGCGTCCTCGTCGAACGGCAGCGTCTCCGACTGGATCGCAGGGATTTCGGCGGGGACGTTCAGGGGGAGGATGCGGAGTGCCGGGGTGACCGGCTGCTCGGGCGAGATGATCTCGGAGTCGGGGAAGAGTGTGAGCTGCTCGTGCATCGGAAGCTCCTGCTGGTGGTTGGGTCGCCGGGGCCGCGGTCCGTGGGATGCGCGGCGCCGGCGGGTTCAGAGGCGGCCGGCTTCGACGGCGGCCAGCCGCATCGGCACGTACACCGCCGGGTTGGCAGCGTCGGCCGCATGCTCGGCGCGGATCTTGCGGACGTCGATCGGATGAGTCGGCTCGTCGTCCGGGGCGATATCCCGGACGCCGGCGGCGATACGCACGGTGGTGGCATTGGCGAGAGCCGCAGTCAGGCGGGTGATCTCTCGCTGCGCTTCCTCCGCGTCGAGCAGCAGGCCCGAGATGGTGATCCCGGCCGTGTCGAGCTGCTGCTGGAGCTCCGTCACTTCCGTCGCGTACTTGATCGCGGCGACCGTCGCGGCATCCTTCTGCCGGTACAGGGCCGTGATCGCCGACGACGAGAGACGCCGATGACGGCCACGGTGCCGGGCTATGCCGAGGGGGCTCACCGTGGGGCTCCCGGCTGGTCGTCGTCGAGGGTGGGCTCGGCGGCGAGGAGGTTGGCGATCTGTTCGTCGCGTTCGGCGACCAGAGCGCGGAGCCGGACGACCTCACTCTCGGCGGCCTTCGCCCAGGTCTTCCACGCGTCGCGGTTACCTACCTCGCGGAGGAGCCCTTCTCCGAGGCTATTGGCGCGGGTGCGGGCCGACTGCCAAGCCAGCCGCAGCCGAGCCGATTCCCGTTCCTCTTCGTAGAGGGCGAGGCCAGTGCCCGCGATCACGTCGACGAGCTCACTGTTCTGCCGCTCGGCGATCTTCAGCTTGGCGTTCGACTCAGTCAGTTCGGCGCGGAGCTGGTCGACGAGCGCCAGCAACTGGGGGACGTCATCGCGGGCGTCGGCGATCCACAGGGCGACGTTGCCGCCCCAGTCCGGCAGGGTCGCCAGGACGGTCTTCCCGTGGGTGACCTCCCAGACGTCGACCCCGTTGACCGCGACGTCCCGGATGTGCCACGTACCGGCGTAGGTCGGGTCGGCCATCTCTCGGCGGACGATCGCCTCGCGCTGGGAACTCATCGGCTCACGCATCGGAGGCGCCCGCCTTCGCGTCCAGCCGGAGGCCAACCTGGTAGATCTCCCAGTCGCCCGGCCCGTAGGCGTAGGGCTCCCAGTCACCCTTGAAGAGGCGCCATCCCAGTGCGGAGAGTTCTCCATCCGAGGGGTCCTTGGTGACCATGTCGCAGCGAAACGCCCAGTCGTCACCGTCGTGGTAGGTCTGGCCGGGCTGGTAGAAGTCCGGGCTCGCGGCCTTCACGCCGCCGCTGAGGGCCATTCCGGCTGCCGGGCTGTGCGGCACGGCTCCGACCACGGTCCACGACGCGACCTTCGCGTCAGGCTCGTAGCCCGTCGAGCCCCACTGGTCGGTGACCATCCAGCGGGCCGGGTGCGGCGGCGACGGCCACAGGACCGCAAGGCTGAGACCGGACGGAGAAAGGCGGACCGAACCGATCAGGTCCGGCAGTTCGATGTCAGACACGGGATCCCCCACGGTTGATGTGGCGCCCGAGGGCGATGAGCAGGAGCGAGGCGACGCCAGCGGCGACGTCCAGGAAGAGCAGGCGGCGGAGGGTCACGGCCGGCCGCCGATCCGTGCGCCGAACTCGGCGTCGGTTTCGGTGTAGTCAGCCGCCACCGTCGCGGCGAACGCGGCACCCGGCGTGACCTTGATCCGGCGGCGGCGCGGGATCAGCGGACCGTGGTAGTAGTACGCGTCCGGCAGCGGCAGATCCGGGCCCGGCCCATCCGAGCGGAGCATCGGCTCCCCAGCCGGCGACCAGCCGCCCGTCCACGACCAGACGACCCCAGTCACGTCCACGAAGTCGCAGTCGAGATCGAACTCGACACCGTCGTGCAGGTAGAGCGTCACGCCGCCTCCCTCAGGAAGCCCGGGACCGGCGGGTCGTAGCGGTACAAGAAACCCGACGCCACGTCGTACTCGCACGCCATGTCGAACCACTGCTGCGGGAACGCCAGCCACAACGCACTGGTGACCGCCATGTGCCCGCCGCGCGGAGTCGGCAGCTCACGCCCCAGACCGTCCAGCAGCAGAACCGAATGGACCAGGCGCGGGCCGCCATCGACGTCCCACATCACCGGCGTGATCCGCACCCGGAACACCCGGCCACGCACCAGCTTGGTCAACACGCTCCGGACCATGCTGCGGGCCGTCCCGCTGGCCTGGGCCATCAGTGGCCCAGTCGCCGCCTTCAGGAGCTTCACTGCTGGCCTCCGGTGCGCAGGTACGGGTAGAGGGTGGCGCCGGTGTACGGGCAGACGCTGTCGACGTCGCAGTCGAGGAACTGGTGCCGCTGCTCAGCCAGCAGACCGGCACGCTCACGGCGAGCGGCAGCAGCCTTCAGGTCGATGATCAGATCGGCGGTGGTCACGTCGAGACGGGCGATCGGGGGCGTCGGCGCGCTCATCGGGCACACCCCGGGGTGCAGGGGATGGCGCATCCCTCGTCGTCGCAGACGATGGTGTCGTGGCCGATGTTCGCGTTGAACAGGGCCGCCGTAACTCGCTGTGCCAGTTCGTCACGAACCTCGGCGTACTTCAGCAGGTGCTGGCCCGGCCACTCGAAGGCGGCGATCGCGTCGTACACCGTGTCGTAGACGCGGGCAGGCCTGGAGGCGGTGGGGTTGGTGGGAGCCGGATCACCGGCGATGATGTCTGACATCGGTCCTCTTCTCCTTGCAGATGCGTGCAGGTGAGGGGTGGATCGGGAGGCCTCGGCCGGCGGTGTAAGGCCCGGCGGTCGGGGCCGTTTGCCGCAGCTAGGCGGCGCGAGCGAGCGGCTTGCGGGTTGCGCGGCGCGTTCGGCGGTAAGAGCCGGGAACGCGGCAGAAGTCCTCAAGGATCGTGACGAGGTCCTTCTCGCTGAACATCAGTCGACGTCCGACGCGGTAGTGCGGGAAGCCCTTGTGATTGACGCCATCGCGGAGCCACCGCTGGCCGGCTTCCGTGCTGGGCTGCCTGTCGGCGTCGTCGCCCCTGAGGTTGAGCAGCAGGATGGCGGCCTCTTCGACGTTGTAGAGCGGCTCAAGCTTGGGACTGTCGGTCTTGCGGGGAGGCATGTCACCTTCTCTCTTCGGGCGCCTCGGCAAGGAGGCGTTGGTCGTCTGGCGTAAGGCCGAGGGCCGTGCGGAGCCGGACGTAAGGCGCAGGTCTCATGTGCCTGCGGTAGCCGTTCTCAAGGTGGTTCAGGTAGCGCTGGCTTATGCCTGCCGCCTGGGCCGTCTCCCTGGTTCCGAGCCCCGCTTCCATGCGGACCGTGCGGATTACTGCCCCGTTCACCTGGTAGGTGGGGGGTCTTTCCATGCCTCAAAGCTAGCCGGAGTTAGCGGCTCGTGTCTAGCGAAAACTAGCGGAACCTAGCGGAAGTTCGTACCCGCCGGTAACGCCACGTGCGGGGGCATGCGCGGCGCGCGGTCGCAACAGACCGGCGCGTTCTAGCCGCTTTGCCCCCTAGTCCTGGCCGGTCCTAGCTGGTCCTGCCAATATGGCCCCATGGACCGTGACCTTGAGCGCCTCGCGACAGCAGTTCGCAAGCGCCGCACAGAGCTCCGGCTGGGCATCGAGCCGGCCGCAAAGCTCGCAGGCATCAGCAAGGACACCTGGAAGCGGGTCGAACCGCGAGACGGGTCGCCGGCGCACAAGGTCCGCGACACCACCTACGCGGCGATGGATCGCGCGCTGCAGTGGGCCCAAGGAGGCTGTGAGGCGGTCCTTCAGGGTCGTGACGCGATCCCCGCGGAGTCCCTGAAGGGTGATAGCGGAGCGAAGGTCTCCCAGATCCCGAAGCGCGAACTTGAGCGAGTGGTGGGTGACGCCGTACAGAGCGCTGCTCTGGCCACCAAGGGCGACCTCACCGGGGCTGAGATTCTGGAGCTGAACCGACGCGTCCTGGCGGAGCTCCGCGAGCGAGGGATCCTCTGAAACTCGCCTCTTTGTCGTACAACCTTTTGGGCTGTTGAAGATGTGACAGTCAATCTGGTCCTCAGAGGTTCCAAGCCGCCCCAGACGTGGGAGAGTCGAAGCATCACCTTGGGGGATTCCCGGTCCCGGAAGGGGGGGAGTCGGTGTGCGCAGCCACCTGCTACTCATGGACAACGGTCCGGCGTTCGCCGGATGGTCTGGATCAAGTAATGGGAGAATGGTCTGCGTGGCGCCTCCCGAGATCACCAAGGACGCCGCGGCGCGGCAGTCCATGCGTGAGATCGTGAAGCGCAGCGGAGGAGACTGCGAGGGATGCCGCGGTTGCCCGGTGGGGTGTAGCGGCGCCTGACCAGTAGGTGCGGCAACCCGGCGGTAGGGGTACCAGCCGGGGACCCGCAACACCAGCCCAAGGGGCCCTCATGCCGTGGACAGAGTGGCGAGGCAACAGCCTCCGCGTGAAGTGGGACACCGGCCGGATCAACCCGGAGACCGGCAAGAAGATCTACGACTTCAAGTCCAGCACCGAGTGGACCGAGCAGGAAGCCAGGGATTACGGCCTCGACCGCGAAGCCGACGTCCGTAGCGGCCGGTACATCGCTCGGGCAGACGGGAAGATCCTCTTCAGGCACTGGGCAGAGATGTGGCTGAAGTCAGTCGACCTCGACCCGAGCTCACATCACACCTATCGCAAGAAGCTGCGGGCGCAGATCCTGCCCGAATGGGGCGAGACCCCGCTCAATGAGATCACCACCCTCGGCTACCAGGCCTGGATGCGCCGCCTGCGGGGGAAGATCTCGGCGGGCTACGTGAGAGACCTACGGATCATCTTCGGCATGTTGATGGATGACGCGGTTGACCACCGCCCCCCGCTCCTGCTGGAGTCTCCCGTGCCGAAGGAGAATCGACGCCGCGGACGCTACGTGCGGCCAGTTCGGGAGGAGAAGGAGACCGTCCCGACCGCCGACCTTCACCAGCTGGCAGAGAATGCGCTGCACGTGTGGGGATTCACCGGCTACGTTTTCATGCTCACGAAGGCGTACACGGGAATGCGCCTCGGGGAGATGTTCGGCTTGCGCCGAGAATTCGTCGGACCGAACTGGCCCGAGAGTGACCCCGATCGGAAGCGCCGAGAGAAGTCCCTCTACCGGTACTGCGGTAAAGACCCACTTCCGGTGATTCGGGTGCAGTGGCAACACAAGTACGTGATCGACCCGGACCGCCCCGACCAGGATGGCGTGCCCATCCTGGCCCTGCCGAAGTACGGAAGCGAGAGGAGCTTGGTGATTCCCCCGTTTCTCGCCGCACTTCACGAAGAGCTCCTGGCCAGCCATGATTCAGAGTGGCTCTTCCCCGCCATGGGCGGCGGCCCCCTGGTGAGTACTGACTTCAATACGTACTACTGGAAGCCGATCAGGGACGGTTCAGAGGCGCGGACAGGCAGGTATGCGCGGCCCAAGCTGCCGGCCGTGGAGACCTTCAAGGGGCGCCGCATCCACCTGATACGGCACGCGCACTCCCCTCACCTGGAAGAAGTCGGCGTTCCCGCAGTGGCGATCGAGGAGCGCCTTGGGCACATCCTTCAGGGCGTCCGGGGTGTCTATTCGGATGTGACTCCCGAGATGGAGCGGAAGATCGTCTCTGTCTTGCAGGAGCGCTGGGTTCGCGAAGAGGGGCTGTCTCCCACCCGCCTCCCATTTGGGGCAAGATGA